CCTGAAAGTCCTGATATTCCTGACTCGCCGCTTAATCCTGAGATGCCACTTAAACCACTTATACCTGAAATACCTGATAAGCCTGAGATACCTGATGTACCTGAAAGTCCTGATATTCCTGACTCGCCGCTTAATCCTGAGATGCCACTTAAACCACTTATACCTGAAATACCTGATAAGCCTGAGATACCTGATGTACCTGAAAGTCCTGATATTCCTGACTCGCCGCTTAATCCTGAGATGCCACTTAAACCACTTATACCTGAAATACCTGATAAGCCTGAGATACCTGATGTACCGCTTAATCCACTTATACCTGATGTACCACTTAAACCTGAAATGCCACTTAAACCTGAAAGTCCTGAAATACCTGAAGTGCCACTTAGTCCTGATAGACCTGATTCACCGCTTAATCCACTTATACCTGAAAGTCCTGATATTCCTGATAAACCTGAAATACCAGATTCACCACTTAAGCCTGAAGTGCCACTTAATCCTGAAATTCCGCTTGTACCTGATAAGCCTGAAATGCCTGAAGTACCACTTAATCCACTTATACCACTTAAACCTGATAAACCAGATTCACCTGATAGACCTGAAGTGCCACTTAAACCAGATAAACCTGATAGACCTGAAGTCCCACTTAAACCAGATAAACCTGATTCACCGCTTAAACCTGAAATTCCGCTTGTACCTGAAAGTCCTGATAAGCCACTTTCGCCTGATAATCCTGATATTCCACTTAAACCAGAAATGCCACTTGTACCACTTAATCCACTCACACCACTTAAACCTGAAATACCTGAGTCACCATTTAGGCCTGATATACCTGATAATCCTGAGATGCCTGATAAGCCTGAAATACCTGAAGTACCACTTAAACCAGATAAACCTGATTCACCGCTTAAACCTGAAATACCGCTTGTACCTGATAAACCTGAAATACCACTTAAACCAGAAATGCCTGACTCGCCTGATAAACCACTAATTCCGCTTAAACCTGAGATGCCACTTGTGCCACTTAATCCTGAAATTCCTGAATCACCATTTAGGCCTGATATACCTGAAGTACCACTTAAACCAGATATTCCTGATAAACCTGAAGTACCACTTAATCCACTTATACCTGAAAGTCCTGATAAACCAGATTCACCTGATAGGCCTGATATACCTGAAAGTCCTGATGTACCACTTAATCCTGAAATTCCTGAGATGCCACTTAAGCCTGATAAACCACTTTCACCTGATAAACCTGAGATACCTGAAGTACCACTTAATCCACTTATGCCATTTAAACCGGATAAGCCACTTTCGCCTGATAAACCTGAGATGCCGCTTAAACCAGATGTACCTGATATTCCTGATAAGCCTGAGGTGCCACTTAAGCCTGAAAGTCCTGATAAGCCACTTTCACCTGATAATCCTGATATTCCACTTAAACCTGAAGTACCACTTGTACCACTTAATCCACTTGTACCACTTAGACCTGATATACCGCTTAAACCACTTATACCTGATATACCTGATATACCACTTAATCCTGAAATACCACTTAAACCTGATAAACCTGATTCACCTGATAGACCTGAAGTTCCTGATAAACCAGAGATGCCTGATATGCCTGAAAGACCTGATAAGCCTAACTCACCACTTAAACCTGAAATTCCACTTGTACCTGATAAGCCTGAAGTACCTGATAAGCCTGAGATGCCACTTAAGCCTGAAAGACCTGATGTACCTAAAAGTCCTGATAAACCAGATTCACCTGATAAACCTGAAATGCCACTTAAGCCTGAAATACCTGATAAGCCTGAAATACCTGAAGTACCACTTAATCCTGAAATACCGCTTGTACCTGATAAACCTGATAAACCACTTTCACCTGATAAACCTGATATACCTGAAGTACCACTTAAACCTGAGAGACCTGAATCTCCACTTATACCTGATAAACCAGATATACCTGAAAGTCCTGAGATGCCTGAAGTGCCACTTATACCTGATATACCTAAAAGACCTGATATACCTGATAAACCTGAAGTGCCACTTAAACCACTTATACCTGATGTGCCGCTTAAACCTGAAAGTCCTGAGTCACCTGATAAGCCTGAGATGCCATTTAAACCAGAAATACCACTTGTACCTGATAAACCTAAAAGACCACTTAAACCTGATGTACCTGAAAGACCTGATATACCATCTATACCAGAAAGTCCTGATAAACCGCTTAAACCTGAGGTACCTGACATACCTGAAAGTCCTGATATACCTGATGTACTTATACCACTTAAACCAGATAAACCGGAAAGTCCTGAAGTTCCATCTATGCCTGAAAGACCTGATATACCGCTTAAACCTGATGTACCTAATAAACCTGAAAGTCCTGATGAGCCGCTTAATCCTGAAAGACCTGAGTCTCCATTTAATCCTAAAATACCACTTATACCACTTAAACCTGAAATTCCTGAGTCACCGTTTAGACCTGAAATTCCTGATAAACCTGAAATACCAGACAATCCTAAAATACCTGATAGGCCTGAAGTACCACTTAGACCAGAAATACCTGAATCTCCAATAGTACCATTTGTACCGCTTAATCCTGAAATACCTGATGTGCCATTTAAACCTGAAATACCTGAATTTCCAATTAAACCAGATATACCTGAAGCTCCTTCTAAACCTGAAATTCCTGAAGTACCATTTGTACCATTTGTACCTGATAAACCACTTATACCTGACTGACCTAATAAACCTGAAGTACCTTCTAAACCTGAAATTCCTGAAGTACCATTAATACCACTTAAACCAGAAATTCCTGAATTACCTAAAAGTCCTGAAATGCCTGAAGCTCCTTCTAAACCTGAGATGCCTGAAGTACCATTTGTACCATTAATACCACTTAGTCCTGATATACCTGATATACCTATAGTACCTGATAAACCTGAAATACCTGAATTGCCTTCTAAACCTGAAATTCCTGAAATTCCATTAATACCACTTAAACCAGAAATTCCTGAATTACCTAAAAGTCCTGAAATGCCTGAAATACCATTTATACCTGAAATACCTTCTAAACCTGATATTCCTGAAGTTCCATTTGTACCATTTGTACCTGAAAGTCCTGAAATACCACTTAATCCTGAAGTACCTAAGATACCACTTAATCCTGAGATGCCTGAGTCACCATTTAGACCTAACAAACCTGATAAACCACTTATACCTGAAGTTCCTAATGTACCTGATAAACCTGAAAGTCCTGATGTACCTTCAAGACCTGAAAGACCGGATGTACCATTTGTTCCATTTGTTCCTGATAAACCAGATAAACCTGAAGTACCTAATATACCACTTAAACCTGATAAACCTGATGTACCATTTAATCCACTTAAACCTGATGTACCTTCAAGACCTGAAATACCTGAAGTTCCGTTTGTACCGGATAAACCACTTAGACCTGAAGTTCCAGTGCCACTTAAGCCTGATAAACCACTTGTGCCTTCTAAACCACTTAGACCTGAAGTACCATTTGTACCACTTGTTCCTGATAAACCTGAGAGACCTGATGTACCAGTACCACTTAATCCACTTAGGCCAGATATACCTTCTAAACCTGAAAGTCCTGAGGTACCATTTGTTCCTGATAAACCTGAAAGTCCTGAGGTACCATTAGTTCCTGAGAAACCACTTATACCAGATAAACCACTTATACCTTCTAAGCCACTTATACCTGATGTACCAATTGTACCACTTAATCCACTTATACCTGAAGTTCCAGTTCCACTAAGACCTGAAAGACCAGATGTACCTTCTAAACCAGATAAACCTGATAAGCCTGATAAGCCTGATAAGCCTGATAAACCAGTTCCTGAAAGACCAGATAAACCTGAGGTTCCAGTACCACTAAGACCTGAAAGTCCTGAAAGTCCTGTTCCACTAAGACCAGAAATTCCTGATGTACCTTCTAAACCTGATAAACCTGAAATTCCGTTTATACCTGATAAACCGCTTAAACCAGAAGTGCCAGTACCACTTAAACCTGAAAGTCCTGATGTACCTAATATGCCACTTAGACCTGATGTACCTTCAAGACCTGAAAGACCGGATGTACCATTTGTTCCTGATAAACCTGAAAGTCCTGAAGTACTAGTACCACTAAGACCTGAAAGACCAGATGTACCTTCTAAGCCTGAAAGACCAGATGTACCATTAGTACCATTAGTACCTGAAAGACCTGAAAGTCCTGATATACCTGTACCACTTAGGCCTGATAAACCACTTAAGCCTTCTAAACCTGAGAGTCCTGAGGTACCATTTGTACCATTAGTTCCTGATAAACCACTTAGACCTGATGTACCAGCTCCTGACAAACCAGATAAACCTGAAGTTCCAGTACCACTAAGACCTGAAAGTCCTGATAAACCTTCTAAACCAGAAAGACCTGAAGTTCCATTAGTTCCTGAAAGACCGCTCAAACCAGAAGTTCCTGTTCCACTTAAACCACTTAGACCTGAAGTTCCTGTACCACTTAAACCAGATAAACCACTTATACCTTCTAAACCTGATAAACCTGAGGTACCATTAGTTCCTGATAAACCGCTTAATCCTGAGGTGCCAGTTCCACTTAATCCTGATAAACCTGAAGTGCCAGTACCACTTAAACCTGATAAACCTTCTAAACCTGAAAGTCCTGATGTACCATTTATTCCTGATAAACCACTTATACCAGATGTTCCAGCGCCACTTAGTCCTGAAATACCTGATGTACCTGTTCCTGATAAACCTGAAATACCTGAGGTGCCAGTACCACTTAAGCCTGAAATACCTGAGGTGCCAGTACCACTTAAACCTGAAAGACCTGATAAACCTGAAAGTCCAGATGTACCAATTCCACTACTACCTCCTGAAGTAGGTACTTCAAAAGAAGCTATAGATACTTGATCTAAAAATCGTACATTGTTTCTTGGTATGGAGTTATTGATTCTGGCCATATTGTATTTCGTTTGTTGGGTTTGTTATTGTTGATTCTAAATTTATAATTATTTTACTCTTACTTGAAAATTTCTTGATAGAGTTTAAATCTTTTTGTAATACTTCTGGAACTATATAACCATATACTTTAATATTAAAAGTACTTCTAACTAATCGTTCAGCGTCATTTTGTAATTCTGTTACTGTATTAAATGTATCAATACGAGTTTGGAATTGAAATTGTTCTGGGTTACCCCAATACGCATCTGAAGCATATTCAATTGCTTCTACTATTTTATTTAATTGTTCTACATAGTAAGTAAATACTACACAACTATAAGTTAATGTTAAGTAATCAGGTACTACTGAAGCATAATATGTAGTAGTTGGTATTCTGTTAGTTAAAACATTAAAATTACTATATATATTACTTGGAGAGTATTGTTTTTCTGTTACTGTATAGTTGTTAGGTCTATTAGCATCTAATTTATTAGCTACAGTCCTATTTTTTTCTATACTATCTCTTTTAAACATAATAAGTGGAGCCATAATAGCACCGTTTACATCTCTATAATAACCATCCTTTTGATATGATTTCCATTTTTCAGGTGAACCATATATAACAGGAACTTCTATTCTTTCTTCATTTTGCACTACAAAAGGTTTAATAACATTTTGAAAATAATACATAATAGCTCCATCAATATCTTGAAGACTAATACTAAATGGTTTAGTATTATCATTTCTAAAAGAAGTTTGTGTAGCTCTATTAGGATTATTAGACTTATTAGGGTTACCTCTTTCAACATCAAAAGGTACTTGTTGATCTACAAGTATCTCTTTTTGTGTTTTAGGTATAGGTATTCTTCCAGCCATTATAATCTTGCTTTAGTTATGTTTACTCTATCTTGTGGTACATAATGACAATCACAAACAATTGATTGATCCCAACCAAAGTTTTGTAATCCTGGATTTAAAGGATTTACATCATATGGGTAATCAGGATCTTTGCCTACAAATTGTTGGTTTGAAATTACATTATCTACTTCAAAATATCCATTTTGATATAAAATAATATCTCCTACTTGTGGTACTAAATTAGCTCCATAAAACTCAGTATCAATATTGTAGTCATAATTTTTATTTAATAAATCATCTTTTAAAAATGCTACTTTTATACCCCAAACTAAATCAACACCTAAATCACTTGTAGGGAATGCTTGATCATTTCTTTCAAGTAAACAATCTAATAGAACTGGGCCAATATAAAATTTACCCTCTACATTTTCACCATACATATTAACTCTAGTTTGACCTAGATTATATTTGTAATAAGCAACTTGTTGGGTAATAACATTACCCATTAATTCTCTATTAATAAATCTTAAAGCTGAAACATCTCTTATACTTCCAAATAATGCCATTTTATGCTATATAAATTACCATTGGTACTTGATTTATTTCTGTTACACGTGCTGCTGATTCAGCTGCTCTTCTTTCAAGCAATGCTTGACGTGAAGTTTGATCAAAATATTCTCTTAATCTTAAAATTAAAGCATCTTTAGTAGCTGTAGCTGAAGATAATAAATCTTGTTGATTTAAAGTTACTTCAGCATTAGGAATAGGAACAGTACTATATTTTCCTCTAACATATCCTAATATTTCTTTAGTTAATGCTAAAGTGTATTCATATATCCAACTTCTACCTACTGAATTTAAAGCATTATAATTTGGATTAGTATAAGGTACATTTGATGTGTTAGTAATTTTATTTGTACCATCTCCAAACGCTGAATCTAATCTTTCTTGTAATGAAACATATTCAAAATTTAAATACATTCCGTAATCTAAATTATTATCCATTTCTTCATTAAAAAATCCAGTTCCAGGAACTGGAAACACTGAGATTACATTATTTGTAATTTCAAAAGTATAATTAGATAAGGTTATAGTGTTTTGCATCTCAATAGCTTGAATAGTTTGAGCTGTAAAACTTGTAGGCATCATTAAATAATTTGTATAACCCATACCTAAACCATAAGCACCAGCCGCTGGGACTCCGCCTAAACCTCCTGCCATTGTTCCTAAGAAAGGAGCAAACATTTGAGATACAGCTGGAGGTGGTTGGTAAAATACTCTTTTAATTTCAATTCCACCTACAATACCTTGAGACTCAGCCCAAGCTTTTAAATCATATCTTTGTACTCCTGGAATTAAAGTTAATCTACCTTTTCTCCAAGTAACGTTACCTCCTGAACCTGCTTCTTCTCCATATTGTTCAGATAATCTAACAATATTAGCCATTGAAGGAGTAATTAATGCATTATCAGCATCAATAGAAGTTGAAGCTCCTTCAAATGTAAGATAATTATCTCTAGTTAAAAAAGCATATAATTCATTTCCATATGTAGTAACTGCTTCTTCAAAAGCAGCATATATGTTAATATCTTGAAGTTCAATATCCATAATAGGATATCCTAATCTACGAGTAACAAACATAGCTACACTATCAGCGTCTGTTTTAAATTGAGTCTCATTATCATAAAATCCAAACGGAGTAGGAGGAATTCCTGATGAAGGAGTATTATAATAAGATGCTGATACTTGAGCAAATGAACTAGAACCAGGCCAAATAGGTATATTCATATTATTTTATTAAATAGTTACAATGTAATATTCTATTGAAGCTGCGCTTGATGAAGGTTGTGCTTTAACTGACTGAATATCACTAAAATTAAAACTACCAGTACCAACACTTACACTTCCTGTCATTTTACTTGTAGATATCATATATGAACTACCTGTAGCAATTAAATAACTCATAGCTTCTGTTGAAGAAGATACAATTAATTTAATTGGTGTAACAGTTGAATTGTTAGTTACTCTAACATACTGAACACTACTTGTTACAAATGTTCCAGCACCTGGTACTGAATCCATTGAAAATAATGTAGTAACTGAGCTAGTAGGGATACTAAGGATTCTGTTATCTACAAAATTAACATTGTTAATGGTGTTAGTAACAGAAGATCCTACGTTATCTCCATTTAATGTTAAAATTTCAAATATTTGGGAAGTGAAAGTTGCCATGCCTTTTAATTATAAATATCAAAAAAATATGGTTCCTTACTTAACTTTAACATTGGTCATGCCTCTTTCGTAAGCATCATTATATAATTCAATTAAGTCTTCAACTATTGGATTTCTATGGTTAGTAGTTAATTTAATTCCAATCAAGTTTTTAATTTTTGACGCAGCTGTGTATAAAAATTTAAATCCAGAGTCACGTTTATTTTTTAAATCTACTTGATTATCATCACCACATACTATCATTTTAGAATCAATACCAATACGAGTAACAATCATTTCCATTTGTTCATGGGTTACGTTTTGAGCTTCATCTACAATAACAATTGAGTTAACAAATGTTCTACCACGCATAAATGATACAGGTACAATTTCTATATTACCTTCGGCTATATGTTTTTCTATAGCAACTTTATCATATAGTAAAAACATATTTTGATAAATTGGTTGAACCCAAGGATCCATTTTTTCTCTTAAATCACCAGGTAAAAAACCAATTTCTTCTTTTGACACTGTAGGTCTAGTAATAATTACTTTTTCTACTTCTTTCATAAATAGCTTTTCTAATGCTATCTGACATGCTAATAAGGTTTTACCTGAACCTGCTGAACCAGCTAATAATGTAACTGTATTATTTAAAATTTTTTCTTTTGCTTGCTTCTGTTCTTCGTTTAATTGAATTTTAAATTTAATAGGAGTTTTAGGTTTACGTTTTTCTTTGAAGATCTCGTCCTCATGATGATTTGAACTCATAATACAGTCGTTTAGTGAATAAAATTGTTGATTTGTTGATTAGCCCGTCTAATACAGCGGGTAAATATGAGATAATATAGTTGTGTATATTAATATTCAAATTGATAATAAGCGGTATTTTAGCAATATTTCCACTCATAAAACTTATTAGTTTTCAATACATATAGACAAAAAAAGGACTCGCAATGCGAGTCCCTTCTTTTTATTCTATTAATTTAGAATTAAATAGTATTTAATCCTTGGATATAGATCTTACCATAAAATTCTGGTCTTAACATTTTCTTAGCGTAACGAGTTAATAAACCTTTACGTGGAGTAAATGTATCTGGATCGTACACAAGTGGAGTCATAATTAATGGAACATATGGAGCAAATACAGCACCAGCTTCTAAGAATTGTGAACCTCTGTAACCTAATAACATGATATTTTCAGTCATGTAAGGGTTTTTGTAAACTGTGTAACGGCCATTTAATTGACCTGCTTTTTGTACACCGAAAGCGTATTCCATTTGAGCAGCATCACCATTGTTGTTAGAAGCAAATCCTGGGATTGATTCTAATACTGTAGCTACAGTTGGAGATGTAACGATGAAGTTAGCACCACCTCTTAAAGTTAATTGGTGAATTTTGTTGCTTAATTTTTGGATTTTAGTTCCTAAAGTTTGGAACCATTGGCCTTGTGTGTTGTAGAACGCTGAACCAGCTGTTGAGAAAGTAGCTGTAGCTGGGTTGTAAACGTTGTTGTTAACTGTTGACCAGTACTCAGTACCCGCAGCAGCATCTTCGATCAACATATCTAAGATTTCAAGATCAATTTCCATTGAAATGTACTCAGACATGATGTTTGTTACTTCAGCTTCAGCATCAATGTTTTGGTAAGCAGCTAAATCTTGTGAGAATTCAGGTGTCCATACTGCTTTCAATTTTTTAGTTTTAGCAGTGATGGCTTGTGATTGCATTTTAACATTAATCTCAGGAATAACGATAGATGAGTTATCTTGAGCATTTGGAACTGCGAATGATGACGAATCTTCAAAATCACCTACGTTATACGGGCTCATTTGAGTAGCTTTGTTATACAAAATTGTATAAGCACCTGAGTTAGCAATTGTAGCTGAAGAAGCACTCACAAAGAATGTAATAGTGTTGTTTGTGTAATCAAATGTAGTAAACTGTTGTAAGTTATTAGCAGCAGTAATAGCTGAACCTGATAAAATTAAGAAACCTCTAACAGCATCCATATCAAATGAAGGGATGTTTGTAGAAGCAGTTACTAATGTGATTGCTTTGATTTGACCTGCAGCAACTGAAGCTGAGTAATCTGAATCAAAGTTAGTTGTAGCTAACGTACCTGAAACGATAAGTGAACCAGTTGCAATTGTGATTGCCGATGATGAGAATTGGTTGGTAGAGTAAGTGAAACGACCTGTTCCGTATAAACCACCTGATGGTGCTGGAGTTGCAAACGGGAATTCACCTGTTGCATTTCTGTTACCATACAATGAACTACCTACTGCAAATGGATCTTTAGCTGTTCCGTATTGGAAGTCTAAGAAGAACACAAGACCTGAAGGCATTGACATTGGTTGAACTGAAACAAATTCTTTTGCTGCAATTTGAGCAAATACTTTACGTACTAAAGGTAAAGCAATACCAGCCCAGTTTTCTGATTGACCAACAGAGAATGAACCTGCTGATGAACCTCCACCTGTATCTGATTGTTCCATAACTAATTGCTTAGCTTGGTTTTCTAATAATAAAGACATGTTGTTTGCCTCTACATTTGTTAAGCCTTCTAATAGACCCGTTTTGTTCCATTTAGAAGACAATTTAGCTGCATCGCTTTGGAGTGATTTCCAAGGACTAGCTGATTCTAATAATGATTGAATTGTGCTCATTTTTTTTAAAATTTTTTTTTAAATTGTTTTATTTAATAATTCCTGCTATTTTTTGCATTCTTTTGAATGTGTCATTAACTTCTACAATAGGTTTTCTTGCCGATGGCATGATACCTGTTGTTTTAGATGCTAAACTAGTTTTCAATGATTCATTAACATGTGATTTAGAAGTTTCTTTTAAACCTTCTGATAATGTTTCGAATACTAATTTAGTTTCTTTTACTGTTGATGCTTTATCAAATGCATTTAAAACCTTTACTTTTTGTGACTCGGTTAAGTTTTTAGCTTTGAAAATTTTGTTAGTGTAAAGTAATTTCGCATTTAACAAATTAACTTCATTGATGTCAGTTCTCATAGTAGCAATAGTTGACATAGCTTCTTCTAACTCTTTTTTAAGTTTAGTCATTTCTTCTTTGTCTTTCTTGTCTTCTTTGTCACCTTTTTTCTTAGCTTCGTCTAATGCGATTTCAGCTAAAATTTCATCAATTGAAACTTCTTCTTCTTCACTTTCCATTTCTTCGCCTTCTTCACCTTCCATGCCTTCACCAGCTTCTAATTCGCCAGATTCAACCATGTCTTTAATTACGTCTTCAATGAATGATTTTAACTCTTCTTCAGTCATGTCTTCAATGTTGATTTCTTCTTCAGTTTCAACTTCTTCTTCACCTTCTGCTTCGTTTAATTCTTCTTTTTTCATTTCGTCGTCTTCAGCATGCATGTTTTCGTCTTTCATGTCTGCTTCTAATTCAGCTAATAATTCGTCAAGATTAAGTTCATCTAATTCTTCTTCAGCTACATTACCATGTGCTGTTGGACCTTTTGGGTTGTTGATTAGATCTTCTTCTTCTTTAACTTCTTTGTAGCCCATTAAGTTTTCTTCTTTTTTAGAATACATTTCTTCCATATCATCCATCTCTGCTTCTTCAACATCCATTTCTTCCATTTCTGCAAGTTTAGCTGATAGCATAGATTTTAATTGTGGAGTAAAGTGTTCTTCAAGTGCTGCTTTTGCGCTTGCTATTGCTGTTTCTTTAACAACTTTAGCGTCTTCGATTGCTTCTTTAAGCAAATCTCTGTTTTTACTCATTTGTCCTAAAATTTTGTTTGGGAAATACACTTATTTAAAGTGTAATAGAATTGTTATTTATAGATACTGCAAATGCGATTGCGGGCAGTATATTCTAATATACATATGTCCAGATTATCTAAAACACACAGAAGTGTAAAGAGAAAGCTCTTCTTTTGGAAGAGCCATGTTTTATTTACAATTACACTTAAACGTGTTTAAGTCTTTTGATGTAGGGGCAATGTTAAGAAAATAATAACAATACTTAGTGTTACCTACTTTTAATTCTTTATAGAATCCTTTAGGTATTGCCGCGTTTGTAGGTACACGTTTAGGTACTTTATCGTAATCTAATCTAACATATACTGATACAGTAGTTGTTTTTGCTTGTTCACGTTCCCATATTTCTAATGCTTTCCAAGGACCACGATTAAGTGATTGTTGTTGCATTGCTGAATTAATATAGGTAAATGTTGAGTATAACATTTCTTTAGTACAGTTAAATGAAGCAGCAGGAGCAATATGTCCTTTGTCCCACTCATTATTAACATAATCTTCGTTATCAGATGTTTTAATGTTTTTGTCTGTGTAGAATTCCATACCTGCTCTAGAAGCGGTACCTGTAGGACATTTAACAGTATAAGTAACCCATTTAGGTTGTTCTAAAATTTCAGAATATACAATACGAAAGTTAGGAGTTTGATAGTTAACACTATCTCTTAATTTAGTTTGTCCAAAAACTACTGTTGATAGGCAAACTAATATTACTAGAAATAAATTTTTCATGTTAGAATAACGGACATGATCCATTAGCACATAGAATATCAGTAATAATTGAATTAATTTTACCGTATTGATTTGTACCTGGAGTATATGATTCGTTTAAGTTGGTTGGTTGCATCCATGAACCAGGATTAGAAGGTGTTGAAACAAAATCCCAACATAGTAATTCAAAGTCATCTTGTACTTCCATTACATTACCTTTTTGTTCTAACGAACCCATTCCTCTTGATGATACACCTACTGTAATACCACTTTCAATTAATGCTTTTAAGATGTTACCAGATGGAGTAGGTAAAATTTCAATTAAACCCATTACATTATCTCCATTCCACCAGCATTTTTTAATATTATGTGAAACATTTTTTAAGTTAATAATTGAAGAATCTGGGTGGTCTAATTCACCTAATGCTCTGTTTTCTCGAACTGATTCCATGTAGCGATCCATTTCACGTTCCCATAATTCTTTAGCGTAATATCTACCATTACCGTTTTTTACTTCGACAGTAGCTAACACACCTTCTACTAATATGTTACCTCCAGGATTAGTTCCTTCAGTTAACCTAACAGCTTTAGGAGAAAATAATTGTGTTTCAATTAATACTTGTCTCATATTACGTTAATTTGTATTTCTATTACTTATAATTTTTTCAATTGCATTTTTTCTTCCTCCAAATCCCTTAACACCTTGACCACTTAATATATCTCTTAATTCATCATCTGTTATATTACGATCATTAATTTGCTTTTGGTATTTCATTAACAACATGTTTTCAGATCTATTATCTGCCTCTTTACCTAACTCTTCAGGTGATCGCTTTAATGGTGTTACATCTGGGTTTGAAGAAGGTCTTGATAATATATCTCGGTCATGAATACCTTCTTTAATAGTTTTAGCTTTAGGTAAATCACCATATCCGCTTGACTTATATTTACCTTTAGGTGCAATTGTTAATTTTTCAGTTTTAAATCCTACTCCTTTAGTTCCAAACATAGCATTTTTAGCATAATAGTTTATGTCTTTAACCATGTTTTTAAGTACAATTTGTTTTAACTCATCAACTGTTTTAGTTTTGTTTTTAGGATCTTTCATTTCAGCATAGTAGCCATTTAAGAAAGATGTACCATAAACATTATCAATATTTTTCTTATCTTCAGTATTATATTGATCAGCTAAATCTTTTTTAACTTGTTTAGATGGTTTTTTAAACTCATCATAATCACCATATAGTTTTCTATTTGGAACACCAATGACTTCTGATAATGTTTCTTCTTTAACTGGTCTTAACAACATTGGTTTAGTTACAAATAACTCTCTACCATCTTCTGTCTTGCCTTTAATTTGTTTAATTTTGCCATCTACTTTATCTACTAAAGTAATTTCTACTTTATCATCACCAATCATAGCTTTATCACCAACTTTAACTTTAGAGCCAAATGATAAATCACTATGTGAAGTACCTAATACATCACCTTCATTTGTATTTAAAAGAGGTTTTATATCTTGTGTAAATATTTCAGTTTCAGTGAATTTCTTTCCATCAGCCATTATAATCATATCAAGATCTTCTTTTTTAAGTTCTCCTGATTTAAGAGCATTAAATAAATCAATAGCTCTAGTGATGTTTTTATCATTTAATAATTTAGCACCTCCATTACGCTTTATCATACCTACAGCCTGCCCAAAGGGACCATCAGAAGCTGAAGTCATATCTACTGCCTCATTACTTGTATTTTCTCTAAAAATTTCTAACCAAGATGATGATGGTTTGTGACTAATTACACCACCAATACCTTCACTTAAAATACTTTTTGATTTAAGTACACTTATAGTTGTATTATAATCAGAATATTGATTAATATAATTTGGAAATAAAATTCTTGCTTGTTTTAAGAAATGATCTTTGTTTCCTTTTCCTTCTTTAATAAGGATGTATTGTTCTTGTAATGTTTTCATTTATAATGAGTTATTAATTGTAAAATAATACTGCTCCTGATGATAAAGAAGCACTAGTTACATAAATAGGAACAGTGAATCCAGCGGGTACAACCCAAGGAGTTGTTAATGGAGATCCATTAAAATCTTTTATACCAGTGAATGTAGCTGATCCTGATACTACTGTAAAGCCAGCGTATGAACCAGTGATTGATGTTGTAGTTACTATTCCGGTTGTATTAACAGGTATATTTGCCATATTAGTCTTTAAATAAGTTTATTAAATCGTTTAAATAATCGTTTGCTAAATCAGTACCATATAACACATTAAAACTAGGTTTATCTTTATAATAATTTAATGTTTTTTCTTTTGCGTTTTGTAATAATGGTAATAATTCGTTTAATTTTTGTTCTAATGTATCAAATCCTTCTAATCTAGATTTGATAAATATTTTTAATTCTGGTGTATCTATGTTTAAAGAATCAATATAAGCATCTACATCTAATTGTGCTTCGTTTACATTCTCTTTCCACATTTGTTTAACTTCGATTCCTTTCGCCTGTTGATTCAGTTTTTTTTGATTAACAGGTTTGTAACCTAGTTTATAGTAATAGTTATTTGTTGTGCCTTTAGAATTAGTATTTTTTTTATAAGCTGCATCTGTACCTGCTTTTGTAGCTGTTTGTGGTCCTTCACCTGGACTAAATGCCCCTGCTGATGCTCCACCTCCTGTACCTGACTCTTCTTCTAAATCAATATTTAAATTGTTAAATTTTTCTTGGTTATAATTATCTAAATATGGTTTTAAATCTTGTTTCCAAACTGCGGTTTGTGAAAAAGCTATATTATCTGCTTGTCCATGCTCTCCTTGTGTAGCTTTATCTAAGTCTTGGATAGTAATTTTACCAGTCTCCATAGCTTTTTTAAATGTTCTAAATTCATTAGATGGGCTATAGATTTCTAGTTTATTTTTTAATAATTCTTTACCACCAAAAAGCCAAATCCACTGAAGAGCTGTATCAAATTGTCCGTCAATACCTTTATGAATACTAACTTCTTTTAATGTTTGTTTAATGATACTTTTTAACTTATCCATTTACCTTATGTAATTCTTCTAGTAATTCATAATAATGAAGTAAATTAGTCATATCATCATTACTAATTTTATCATTTTTATCTAATGTAACTAAAATATTAGACACCTCATTAATTTTAATTTGAGTTGTCTTATCTTTAACTTTTTTATTTAATTTAGTTAAATTAGATTTAATTTCTGTTACTTTAGTATTGTAAAAATCTTTTAATTTAGATGGATTATCAACACTGTTGATAAATTCTTTTAATACTGATTTTTGTCCTTCATTTAAATTAGCATACTTAGAATTAAATTTTTCTAATAACGCTCTATAAGTTAACATACGAATATCTTTATCGTATGACTTAAATTCTTCCATTAGTGTATCTTTAGCAACTGTTGTAAGTGGTGCTGAAGTTAAATGTTCTAATAGAATTAATTTATTTGAGATTACTTGGTTAGCTTCTGGTTGATTAATACCATCATACATTTCTAATAATGTATAAAACGCTGCTTGTGTTTTGTAGTTAGGAAGTTTGGTTTTAAAAAATTCATCAACGTCATAATTTGCTTTAATTTCTTTAATTAAATTATATTTTTGACGACGTAATGCTGATTTGTTTAAATATTTAGCACTTTCTAATAAAGTACTGATAATAATATCGGCTTTGCCTTCACTTAATTTAATGTTGTTTAACAACGTTTCATATAACTTATACTCTTTTCCTAACTCTGTTTTTACAAAGTGTTTTTTTAGAATAGTTGCTGCTTTTGAGTCTACGCCTGACAATGTATCAGACGTAATTTGTCTAACTAAAAGTTCAAATAAAATGCCAGTATTCTTGTATTTTGAATGTTTAACAATCATTCCTAAAGTGTTTTATTATAAATATATAAGGATTATTATTCTCTAATTTGGGATTCATCTAATAGCGAATCTCCTGGTTTTTCTTGACTAAGACATAATTTTTTGTCAACTTGTTCAAACAAACGTTTATTTCTTGCGAAAGCTGACTTAGCATTTTCTAAAGCAAACGGTTTGGTTGTTGATTTACCATATCCTGGTTGGTCATCTGATTTCATATCTTTAACACCTAATCTATCACGACCTAACGCGCTATCTTGTGTGTTAATATTAGATACTTTTTCTTTTGGACGACCTAATTGTGTATCATTATTATATCCTGGTGGTAATTCACCTTCTGGTCTGCCGTTTTTACTATATAAACTGGCTAAATCATGTGGTGTACCATAAGATTTACCTGTTTCTACTGGATCATTACCTTCTTCTTTAATTTGTGCGATTCTAAATTCACGTTTTGCATCTTCAATCATCATATCTCTATATTCATCATATGAATCTTCAGAGAATCTGAATACATTGTCATAAACCCAATCAGTAGGCATTAATTTAGTTTCAATGATGTTTTTAGCTAAATCAACTTTTTCCTTCATTAACATAATACGTTCTTGATCATATATAATAGACGGTGTGGTTAACGATAACTCGAAGTTAGTTAATTCATCATTAGTATAACCTTGAACATATAAATGTACTAATGCGATTTTATATAATTCAGACAATGTAATACGTTGAATACGATCAATTGTACGAGCAAAACGAATATCTTCCGCTGCTAATGTTGCTTTACCTTGTAAATCTTTATCATAACCTAAAAATGCTTTAGGTACCTTTAATGCTGCAAATAATTTATCTCTTAAATATGCAACGTCTTGAATACCATCGTAATCTAAACCTTTAGTATTTTCAATACGTGTTGCTTGGTCATTACCTCTTACTGGAATATAAAAATCTTCTAGTAAGTTTTGCATGTTATATTTTACGTTATATTCACCTGTCTTTTGATCCATTAATGGAGTACGTTTCATTGAACTAATAGTTTTCTGCATAAATGCTTCAACTTCATTAGGCGGGATAGAACCAACATTAATAAAGAAAGTACGTTTTTCTGGTGAACGAACTACACGATGGATTAACATTGCATCTTCCATTAACGCGTATTGTTTATATAAACGACGAGCTGGTTCTAGATAAGATCTACCATATGGTAAATAATTAACATCTGTAATTAATCTAAAGTGAGCAACCTCATAGTTTTCAAAGAAAATACCTGGTTCGTTTTGACGGCCTAAATTAGGTGTATTGTAATAACCATCACCTGATAAAAATCCTTCAGGTTTAAATTGGAAACGAACAGACGCTGGTTTGTCTTTATCATAATTTTCTTGTCTTTCAATATGATACGCTGTGTATGGAATAACATTATATACACCAAATTTTTCAGCAATTTCTAATCTTAAGAAAAAATCACCATATTTACACATTTGACGAATCCAAGACCATAAATTAAATTCGATATTTAATACATCATAAAATAAGTTATATAAAATTCTTTGAATGTTTTCATCTGATGAACGAATAGATAATACTTCACCCATATCATCTTTTAATGTAGACTCATCAGCTACAATATCAAGTGCAGAACCAACAATTGCATCCTGATCCATGATATCATAGTCTGAATATAATTGGGTACGTAAGTATTGATAATTTAAATTTAATTGAGCTCCATAAAGTGAAGATGCATTAGTTGAATAGATTCTATTATATCTATCCATTAATGAGTTAGTAGCGATATCACCTGTTTGTTGTATGGTGTTAACGTCCATTACTTTTAATTGATCACCACCCTGATTTCTCATCACTACATCAGTAGAGAACAGTCGTTGTAATCGTGAAAATAAGCCTTTGTCTGCCATTTTATTATATGTTATTAATTATAAATATTATCGTATTAACCAACTAATGTCTTCATTTCCGCCCATACCATTTTCTATACTATATGGGTTAGGAACACTAGAACCATACGCTCCTGTAAATCCTGTTCTGTTAACAGACATATTACTTAATGTTGCTCTAGACATTTCTAGGTTTTGTGATTTAAATCTTAATGATGTATCTCTTAAATACATTCCAATTGCAAAACTCATAATTAAGTCATCATTGTATCCTGATTGTGCTTCAGGACGACCATTTTTCCAAATGAATACTTTCATTTCTTCTAGTAAACGTTTAGATTGAATAACAACACTTTTATCACCTATATACTCTCTAAATTTATTAACTATTAAAGGACGAGTTTTCAGTGATGTTGTAAAACCAGGTACTAATTTTGAATTATCCATATATTGGTCAAAATAAGCATCAGCATTATTACTAGCATCACTTTTAGGTGAATAATATAAATTCTTATATCCACGTTCTTGAATTGCATCTAATGCTGACCAACCAATATTAGCATTTTCTACTACTAATAAAGCTTGGTTATATTCTGTAGCTAAACCAACTAAGAAAAATCCAAATTCTTTAGGTGGTAATTGACCTTTATATTCTGCTACCTGTGTATTAGATTCAACATGTATAACATGGGCTGCGGAAAAATCCTTGCCATCACCCCGTGCTACATCGGCTATAACCATATATGATTGAGTATAGTCCGCCGGTTCCCATATCCATAAGTTACGGTCAACTCCGCGGCGTTCTAGCGGTTCTTTTATTGTGGTTTGAGATATAAATTCAATCCATTCTGAATAGAATACTGTATCACCTGAAGTACTAAAATCACAATCACACTCTTGAGATGCTAATCTAGGATCACCTAATAATTCGTCTTGTTTTTTTCTCCATGCTTCATTTCTTTCAGGATGGACAAACCAAGGTAATTTAATAGGTAAGAAATCGTTTTGTTGGGCTTCAGCTTTAACCCATGTTTGATGAAACCAATTACCTGTACCATAAGGAGTAGATAATACAATAGCACCACCACCCGTAGCTAAGGTTTGTTGAGCAGAAGCCCAAATTGTATCAATACCTTCAATAAATGCTGCCTCGTCAATTAATAGTAAAGATACAGCTTCAGATCTACCAGCATCACCAGCAGCTGATACTGCTTTAATTTGAGATCCGTTATTTAATCGTAATGTAAGTTTATTATTTTCGTCTGCTGTTACTTTTAACCATGATGGTAAATTTTCATACATGAATTTTACCTTAGTTACCATGTTTTTAGCAGTTTCTTGCTTTGTAGCAATACAAAGTACGTTTTTATCTTTATGGAATAACATTAACCATAAAGAATAACCAGCTGATAGTGTTGAAATACCTAATTGTCTTGATTTAAGTACTATACTGTATGGATTGTCTTTCCATAAATTTAATACTTTATCTTGAAATGGATATAAATTAAACATGATTCTTCCTCTTTGAGGATGTTGAATATAACAGTATTTTTTCATAAAGTGGCTTGGGTCACTCGCACACTTTACATATTCCTGTCTTATAACTTCACGTAAGTCTTGACTCATATAACTAGTAAAATACCAACAAAAGCAATAGAACTAACTATGAACTTTAATTTGAATTTTTTTATTTGTTTTTGGTAATCAGTAATAATATTATCTTTATATTCTAATTGTTTTTGACGATCTATATCAATTTTTTTATATAATGAAATAGATGTATCTTGATTTTTTATAATAGAATCTTGATTGTTTGTTATTGTAACTAAAATATTAACTGAATCTCTAACTACTGTGATTTGATTTTTAAGAAAATCACGTTCATTTTTTACAATTAAAGCATTTTTTAATGTTTTAGTGGGAACTGTAACTAAATCCTCAGTTAAAAGCGTTTGTGAACTCACTAACAAGGGCATCATTAGACAAGTTATTAATACGATTATGTTCTTCATTGTATTTAGTTTTATATAAATCGGCTTTATATTTTAAACCCGATAATTTTGTTTTATCTTCTGTTACTTGTTTTTTATAAACAGCAGTAACTGAATCTAATTGGGCAATTTTAATTTTAGTAGAGTCAATATTTGCCTGTAATGAATCTATTTTATTATTTAATGTTTCGTTTTCTTTAGCCAAACGGAAATTAGGATTAATGTTAAGAATATTTACAATTAATAACACTAATCCTATGTATCCTAAAAATTTAAGAATTTCTTTATACAACATCAAATTCAAATTTATCCTTTAATGCTTCTAATTCTTTCTTTTGTGCTGTTTTTTCTTTTAATTTAGCAACAATATTTGCTTTTTCTTCGCCTTCAGCTTTTTTATAGTCGTTAGCTAATGTCTTCATTTCTTTTTCTACTTGAATTAAACCTTTTAATACTTTATCTAATTTAGAAGTACGTTTAGTTAATTTATCAGCAGCTTTAGATGCTTGTTTGTCAATATCTGTTTCGTCTGGCGCTGAGTCTTCGTCTCCTGCTTTATAGTAGTCATCAGCTTCTTCTTCGCCTGTGTTAATATCTTTTTCCACTGCTTTAACTGCTTTTTCTATTTTTTCTTTAGATGGTTTAACAACCGCTGCTTTTGGAGCGGCTCCACCCATTGATACTACACCTTTATCTTTTAACATACCCATTAATTCTCTGAATTTAGGATTGTTAATACTAGCTGTATCATTTAAACCAAATTCTTTAGCTACATCAGCAACTGACATTTCACCTTTTTCTAAAAGATATTCTAATGCTTTTTTAACATTACCTTTAGCTTTTTCAATTAATGAAGCTAATTCATCTTTCATTTCTTTATTTAAAATGTAAGATACTTTAGCACGAGCCATTTCATTTAAATCATTTTCATTATTAGATAATGACATCATTAAATCTTTTAAAAGATATTTAAAATCTTTATCTTGTAACCATCCTCTTGTATGAGCATAATAATCATAAACATCTTTAACTGAGCTTAATTTTTTAATATCCTTAATAAATTCATCTGGATTTGGAGATACTTCTGATTCAAACTCATATACTGTTTGTTGTAATGGAGTTAAATCATTAACTTCTTCAGCTACGGCTATGGATTGTCCTGATTTTTTAGCTTGATCAATTGCTGCTTTAACAGTAGCAGTTGATGTTTTTTCTGATTTAGCTATTGTGTTAATATCATCAGTTGTTGTTTGTGGACCTACCATAGTAGTTTCACTTAATGCACCTATGATTTCTTCACGTATAAAAGATTTAAATTCTTTGATTTTCATGTTATATTTTTCTGATAAATATTATGAAAATATTGTCTCTTTAACTTTTTTAACACGTTCTTCATTAGTTCCGCTAATTTCTACAAAATTTTTCATACGATGTGAATATCTATCAGCAATTCTTTGAATAAAGAAATCAATTGTTTTTCTAAACTCATTATCAGTTTCACGTACTCCGTTATTTTCCATAACTGTTCCAATAGGATTTACATAAAATATATAATCATATTGACTAACAAATAATTTAGCGTAATCTTCAAATGCTTCTTTATCTAAAACATTAATAGATTTAGCGCATTTTGCAAATGCTATAACATCAATAACTGTTCTATCAGTAATTAATTTAGGACGCATTAATTCACTAACACGTTCGGCTAAGAATATAGTTTGACCATTTAAAGTACTATCAGTATTTAATGGAATACCTAAATCTTTTAAATATTTACTACGTTCAGTTGTAACATAGTAGTCTTTAAATTCAGGCAATTCACCTAATGATTTTACTAATGTTGTTTTACCAACACTCATTGTTCCACAAAAACCTATTTTCATATATTATAATGTATGTAAAGTCTCTAATGAGACCAAGTTGTAATTAATTTGTTTAAACTCTAGAACCAGCTGCATTGCCAGTTGATGATTTGAACCATGGTAAACCTTCACGTTGTTTACAATGTTCTTTAAATAATTTTTCAGTGTATTTAATACCATATAAATAATACTCACGTTTTTTTCTTTCACCTTGAGGTATTAATGCTGGTCCATCCCAGTTATGATACTTGCCTTCCCAAACATACGCAATTGTTCCGTCTGCTTTTGTTAATTTTTTAGTTGGTTCAAATTTTTTATTTTCCATATAATTAAATATAACATCAAATTAGTAGGAGGCCAAACTTATACTGCGAAACTTTCACCACATCCACATGTTCGTGTTGCGTTTGGATTATTGAATTGAAATCCTTTACCATTTAACCCATCTGAAAAATCAAGTTCAGTACCTGCTAGATATAGGAATGATTTCATATCTAACACTAATTTTTCTCCGTTATCTTCAAATTCCTGGTCACCTGATTTAATAGTATTGTCAAAATCTAATTTATAAGATAAACCAGAGCAACCTCCTCCTTGTACTGATACACGGAGGAAGTATGTTTCATCAAAATTAGATTCTAATTTGATTACTTTTATTCTATCTCTAGCTTTATCTGTAATTATCACTTGTATAATTTTAATGTTCCACTACCTATTTCATAATTAGATAATTCATATATTACATATGATTGATTTTCAATCCAGTCTCCTGTATTGATATATCTAATATTGTCTATAGTTTTGTCTACTGGTGTGTGAATATGTCCACAAATAACAGTATGGCAATTACGTTTTTTAGCTTGTCTAACCATTTCTTGCTCATAATCAACCATAAATGAAACAGCTGCTTTAACATTATCTTTTAAATATTTAGATAAACTTGTTTTCTTATTAATTTTCTTTAATAGTCTATCAATAACAATAGCAGCATCATAACCAATTGAGCCTAACATACCTAACCAATGCATTTTAATAATGCCATCATATTTGTCTCCATGACAAAACCAAATACCACCTTCGATAAATTCGTCTACTATTTTAATATTACCTAATTGCATAGGTGTATATTTTCTTAAGAATTCATCATGATTACCTGATATCCAAATAATTTCTTTTTCTTTAGATATTTTAAACAACTTACGTATTACTTTGTTATGATCCGTGCTAAACTTCTTATAACGCTGGAATAACCACCCATCAATAATATCGCCTACTAATATTAAGCGGTCGTATTCTACGGTTTTAAGTAAATTTATAATAGCTTTAGTATTACAACCTTTAGAACCTATATGTAGGTCAGACATTACTAATGTTTTCATATTATTTTAATAATGATTCGGCAACATAAATACCATGTGCACCACTAACTGTAATACCTCTCGCACTCAACGCATCACCAACAAAGTGTACATTTGGATATTTAGTTAATGCTAAATTAGTATAGTCTACTAATGGTTCTGGTGATAAATATTTTACTTCAGGTATATAAACTCCCCAATCATCGCCTAATGTTGGAAATATTTTTTTCATATCATCAATAAAATCTTCAATATATTGAAAATATCCTTGAAATTCTTGTTTTATATCTTTTAATCCAATCTCATCAACTTGAGCTGTATTAATAAGAGTTCCTTCAGATGTGGTTGATGGATTACGAGTACCATTAGGTGAATAATATAAACCTGTATTGTTAGGTTTAATTTGTAATTTATTTACTAATTCTCTAGACCAAGTAAATGGATCTTCAATATCCTTAATTTCCATAATAATACCAAAATTAGTCATTCCATTTAGATATTTAGGATCTTTTTTAGCGTGACCATTGTAAGTAACATCACCATATGTTTCTTCTACAGCAACATAAGCCGCGTTATTGTTTGTACAAAATGAACGTAATGAAACACCTTTATCATCAAATTTTCTATATAATTTAAAGTCATATGAAATATCAATTAGTTTTTGAAAGTGTTCTTGTGGTGCTTCAAAACGTACTCCAATTTGAACTGATTTAGGTTCATCTGGTAGTTTATATTCATTTGCTAATTGTTGAGCAAAATCAATTCCTGATTTACCTACTGCAAATATAAGTTCATCATAAGTACCAATCCAAGGACTACCTGTAGTGGTTTCACCAAATATTTCACTAAAATTAAAATCAATAGTTTTAACTTTAGTTTCCCAAAAAAATCTAACACCTTTAGATACTAAATAATCATACCAATTTTTAGCAATTTCAGATAAATAATCTGTACCTACATGCCATACAGGAAATAAACGTAAACCGAAATATGGTTTAATAAAATCTGGTTCAGCAATTGGGTTTGAGCATTGTACTTCTTCAGGTTTAGGATGGAAACGTTTAAAGTTAGTAATAACTTGATCCATTAATTCCATTGCTTTTTCCTCGCCTGTGTACTTAGCTAATTGACCACCAATAGCTGTATGGTATGTTAATTTACCATCACTCCATCCACCTGCTCCTAACATTCCTGTCATCACCTCTTCAGGTAAGCGGTTATATGGATCTTTACCCATATCAATGATAGTAATTAAATTACCATCATATCCATTATCTACTAATTTAGTTGCAGCATTAATGCCTGCTACTCCGGCTCCAACGATTACAATTTTTTTCATATATTTTAATATAATTAATTTTTAACTAAAGGCCAAACTAAGGTGGCCCACCTTTTTTAGGGTGGGCCACAGCTCCATAATGTTTTATAAAATCGACAGGCTATGAATCTGTCTGTATGTTATTTATTATTTAAAGAATGACATATTATTATTAACAGCATATAAAAAATCTTGAGAAAATTTATAAGCTTGTTTAATTCTTTTCCCCATATATTCTTTATCACCCATAGGTTTTCCTTGGTGTACTGAATTGATAAAAGTAATTAACATATTTTTGTCTACTTCTTCTTCTTTACTTGTTGTATTGATTTTATTTAAATAAGATATAGCTATATCAGGTGTTGTACTTTTTATTGCTTTTACCATAGCATCATATGCTTGTGTATTTGACATTTTATTTATATCAGCTGTGTTTCGTTTTGCATATGAAACCGGCATTTCAGTTTTTACAACTTGCTGGATTGATTGTTTTTGGTCTTGAGAAAAACCTGGAGATGCTAACAATGATGATAATATAGCAGCAGTCATTAAGCCTTTTTTAGCATATGATTTAATTTTTTCTAATACATCATCAAATACTCCTTCATTTAATGTATTAATTATATCATCAGCTATTTTTTGCTCTTCTGGTGATAAAGTAGTTTCTTGAATATCTTCTCTATATTTACTTTCAGTAATAATCCCAGCAAGTTTTTGCATACGGATAAATTGCTCGTTTAATGGTTGCTTCATTATTATTTAATTTTATTAAGTAATTCTTTATGATACATGTTAACAGCAGTTTCTAAATTTTTAAGATCAGCATCATCAGCTGTGTTATCTCTTTCAAATTCACGCAATTTGTTTAAATACTGCTTAATAACATTTTTTTGTCCTATGTTTATAGGACTATCATTTCCGGACATTTCCTCATTTATTTTAATTCCCGCAATTTTTTGCATTTTTATAAATTGCTCATTTAATGGCTCTTTCATTTTTTATATATTTTTAATTTTAAATTATATTCCTGCTAGTTTTTGCATTCTAATGAATTCTAAAGATAAAGATTCATTTATTGCTGATGGTGATTTTATATTTTTTACAATAGAACTTATAGACTCCCAACTTTCTTTAATTAATTCAATTATAGCATATGCTAATAATATATAATGACCAAATTCCCATATCTTTATAAGATCATCTGCGTAAGGAATATAAGCAGAATATTCTTTTATTTTTTCTTCTACCCAACTCCAAGAAGAGTTAAAAACTCCTGAAATTTCCATAACAGCTGATATAAGTTCTGGAATAACATGAAATTCCATAGCTTTAGGGCCTCCTATTTTTTCAATAAATTTAGATATTAGTGTTAATATTTTAGAACTTGCCCAAGAACCAGTTATACTTACAATACCCATTACTGGATTTAATGCTACTTTTATTATGTTTCCTAACCATGTTTTCCATTTACTATTTTCTTCTGCTTCTAATAAAACATTAGGATTATTTAAATGTTCAGTAGTTTGTTTATTAAATATATTTTCTTGAATATTTTTTCCTGCTTCTTCTGCTTTTGTAATAACTGGTTCAACTACTTTGTCGCCAATAGCATCAATCATAGTACTTGGGTCTTCTATTTTACCCTTAAAAAAACTATCTATTTTAAGTATGTGATTTATTTCAGCTATTAAATCATCTCTATCTGGGCCATTTAGTGCTTTTTTAAAGGCTTCTGTTATTTTATTTTTATTTTTTTCTATTAATCCTTTAATTGCTGTTTTTCCTTTTGAAATAAGATCAGTAAAAGCTTTTTTAATTTGAGCCCAAACTTTTACAACATAATTTTTAATTCCACCAAAAGTAGATTTAACTTTTTCCCATCCTGATCTAAACCAATCTGCTATACCTTCGTTTACTTGAGATTCAAATAATACTATATTTTTTCTATGAAAACTAGAATGTGATTCAAGATATAAAGATAATGCTTGTTTTTCACCACTAGTAAAATAATCATTATTTGGTATAGATTTAATAAATTCTTCTTGAACTATTTTTATAGTCTTAGGTATTAAAGAAAATGAAATTTCCTTTTTTACTTCTTTAATTAATTGTTTTAATTCTGATTGTTTCACGACTTATATATTTTTAATCTTAATGTACCTGTACCTTTTATAGCGCGGTGCCATTCATGTCTTGGTATAAATATTGGTTGGTTTATAGAAGTCGGCAATTGATTTTCAAGTTGTAATTGCCAATCTGTTTTACCCATTACTTCAACTGTTCTGTCTTCATCATCACGATGCCACATTAGTTCAATTGGATCTATATTTTCGTTAAATTCACGAATAATATATTCATCTGTAACTTCTATATCAGTGTATGGTCTCATTTAATTATATATTTTTATTTATTAGTATATATAATTTATATTCATCATCTCCCCAACTGCCACCTAAAGATTCAACTTTAGTCACATATGGTAATTGTTTCATCATTTTTTCAGCTAAACTTTGATATATTCTATCTCGTTTACTATTTCTACTTGTTTCTTCATCTGCCTCATTAGCAGGATGGCATTCTAATGTAAATTCACCATAGCCTTTAAAGTCAATTTCAATAAATTTTTTTAGAATATCAACAACAGTATTTAATACTGCTATACCGTCTCCTGATTCAGTTTGAGCCCATGGATTTCCTTTATTTAAACCAAAACTAACATCTAATATTAAATCATCATTAGTTATATCTTCAGGTTTAGCTTTAGAATTCACTAAAGATATCCAGTAATCTTCATATGAATTATTTATAGAAACAAAAATATTGTTTCCTTTTTTATTTATAAAATTATAACGTACACCATCACTTGTTTTTTTAGGACCTGTGAATGAGTAACTTTCTGTTAATAAATCAATGAGTTTGATCATTTTCTTTTAGTATCAATCATATCGTAATAAAATGAATCTCCATCTTCAGTTACCCATCTATCAGATTGGTTTTCTACTGATGGTAATTCAGTGTCTACTTTAAATTGTTTTAAATCTTCAGGTAATTTTTTAGTTACCCAATTTGAATCTTTCCAAAATAATCTATTATTTGGTTGACACATTAAATATCCATCATCTGCTTTAAATATATGTCCACATTTATAATCTGATGGTTCATCACTATATGGATTATCATACCAATCTACAGTAAACATATAAGTTCCCCAAACTTTACTTCCGTCTCTTAAAACAATTTGAGCTCTATGATATGATAAAAAATCATATTCTACAACTGATACATTAACTGAAAAACAATCCCATAATTGTTTAAAATTAAATGGAATGTCGTTTTCTGGAATTTTAGTATAGATTTCAGATATTGGAACCCTATTTCTAACCATACCATCATCAGTCATAACATGAAATGTTAATATTTTTCCGGAACATGATTGTAGTCCAAAAACATAAACATTTAAAAATACTTCTGAATCTTTTTTATTTTTAGTGAAATATGATTTACGAACTAAAGCTTTAAAACTTGGAATATCCGCGTTTAACATATTATTTTTCTCTAATTAACAATTCGCCTAATACTTCTAAACGACCAACTTCACGTTGGAATTCATTTTGAGTCATATCTAATGATATTTTTTTATAGGTTTCATCGAATTCTTTTTTAGCTGCTTCTTTATCAAATTTACCTTTTATAGCTTTTTTATAATAAGATGGTTTCACATTAAAGTGAGTATATGTTAATAAAGCATCGCCGCCTTTTTCTTTAGCATTAGCTATAATTTTTTCAGCACCTGCTAAACGATTTTTAGCAAATGTTTCAAAACTTTCTTTAGCTTCAGTTAATAATTGAATAAGATTAATCATTTTTTTATTTTTTTAAATGGAGCATATCCTGAACCATATGGAGCTGATTTGCCAGATTGAGGATCTGGAGTTTCTGATATAGTCCAAGTTTTAGCATCATGTGCTTTTTCTTTCAATTTAAATGTAACAACACCACGAATTGATTTAATATCTTTTTCTACTTTAGTTACAATATTAGTATTGTCATTTAATCCTTTAGGGAATGGTGATGGATCAATTTTAATATCTAAATAAGCATATTCATATTGTGATGATGGATTACCTGACTGATATTCTCTGTTATTAACAATAGTTACACCTAATACAGCTCTAACATCAGATAAAATGTATTTCATTTTAGCAACTTTAGGGTTGATAACAATAACACCACCAATGGCTAATACCTTTTTTGATGAAGCATATTCTTCTTTAATTGCTTTTTTAATTTCTGATAGTTTCATAATTGTAAGTATTACCAAAAACCGGTAAAAGTAGTTTTAAATCCTAATAAGTTTGCGTAACGAGGTAATCTACATGACCAGTAACGTGCTGTTGTTTTATCTTTAGCTTGTGGACAATTCATTCTATCTGAAAATGCTTTACGTGCTTTAGGATTGTTTAGTTTTGCTCTTAAAGCTCCACCAGCCATACCAAATGATATTTTTTTAACTTTATCACCGTCTTTAACATAAACATAGAATTTTTTAGATCCACCACGTTTTGGTTTACCTAATGCTACTTCTTTACCTTGGTATTTAGCTTCAGTTATTATTTCCATTAATGGTAAATCTAAAGGAACAAATTCGCCTTCATATTTTGCCCACCTGCCAATATCAGTACGTTCAAATATTTTTTTATCTGTACCTTGTAATTCAATAATACCTTTAGACCATAACATTCTCGCTTCAGTCAATAATTTTTGATGAGCGAAACTGCCTGGGCGATATATATTCTCGGTAAGCTGTATTTTACTGTCTATATGGTAACGCATCGCCTCAGATATCGCCATATTGTACTGCTTAGACTCTACGAGTAAAGGCGGTGTATCGCAGTGTTTGCATGAATCGGTTACTTTGTAATTTTGCAAAGTTTCTGAGATAAGTTGTTTTAATTTATTCATGATTATAAATATTAAATTGCTTTAGCAGTTGAAAATTGCTTTTTAGGATAAAATCCAAATCTTGCGTTTTTAATGTCTTGTTGACTCATATTATTTCTAAAAGTGACAGCCATATGTGGTATATATTCTCCAGTTAATTGTTGTGGATATATAAAATAAGCAGGACTAGTTATTTCAAAATACTCACCTTTATCAATTAATGTTATATTTCCAAAGCATATTAATTCTACTTTATCAATTCCAAAATCTTCACCTAAACCGTAAGATGCTTTTAATTTTAAATCATCAGATTTAATATCTCTTTTATAACTGTCTTTATTTTTTAGTTCTCCACCTGATGTTTGCTTAACAGCATCTATAAAGCTTTTAACCTCATCATTATTACTTAATTTACTCATTCCTGATAATTGTTGAGATTGAATATCTTTATGTTGGATATATAGATTTTCATCACCCTTAAATATAAAATCAGCTTGTTTATTACCTGGTATTTTTTCTACTGTAGTAATATTTTTGTATACTTTTTCTCCTACTTTTATATTAATACTTCCACCTTTTTCTTCAATAGCTTTATTTAAATTACTTAATTGATAATCTTCAATATCAGCACCAATAGCTTCCATACCTAATACTAAAATTATATCTTTTCCTTCAATAGGAAATTGGAATGCAAAATTTCTGCTACTAGGATTTTGGTTATTAGGATTACCTAATTTTGTTGGAGGAAGAATTTTAATATCTTTAGGATCTATATCAAATATATTAGATATAATATCTATAAATTCATTATTAGTAATATTCCCTATATTTTTTATACGTTTAGGTCTACTATGAGGACCTAATTTTCCTTTAGCTTCATCTGATGATAAAATAGTTCTTATAACTTGGGGTGTTGTTATTTTATCTTCTTTTAAACTAATACCTAAATTATTTAGTAATGATTCCATTAATAAAATATCCTGTTCATTTTTCATGTCAGGATATCCTTTAGGAAATTTATAAGAATATTGTTTTAAAAACTTATCTAATGGATCCATTATTTTACTTCAATTTGCTTCAAATTTGAAAATATTTGAGTTAATAAATTGTCGTCATTTGTTTTAATCATAGCAATCATAGTATCAGCCAATATTTTATTAGCCGCTACATTCAAAGGTTTATTACTTTTTACTAAATTAATAGTAGTAGTAAATTTAGAAGGATCAAAACCTTCAACACCTAATTTTTTAAATAAATCTGTTTTGATTTGACCTTGAAGTTTTGGTTCTTCAGTAGTGACTTCTAAAATTTGTTCTCTTATTAATTTTTTAAGTTCTGATTTTTTCATAATATTAGTAATTAAATTGTTAAATCAGCAGCTGGAGTTGATTCTTCAGCTGGACCTGGTTCTGTAGCTGCTTCATCACCTGAATCTTTAAATGATGAATTCGCATCTTTTGAAGCTCCATATGATAATAATCTAGCTATAGATTCTGTTGCCCGCCCTTCGTCTTTTATATCATTTAGCCAATATTTTTTACCTTCTGATTTACAAATCCATGTAACATCATCATATAGTAAGTAAAAGAATTGATTGTTAGCTAATAATATTTTAAATGTTGTTGGTTTAGGTGCTATCCATTGTATTTCACTAACAAAATCTTTATATTGAGTTGTTAGTAATTGAATGATAGAATCACGTAATGTAGGGAATTTAGCTAAAATAGGAAACTTATCCAAATCTAAAGAAATATCTGTTTTAGGAACATCTAAATCTATTTTAGATTGGGCTTTGTAAACTTGTTTTACAATAGCACGTATTCTATTTTTAAAGTCTTCTTTTACCATTAGTTTTTATTTTCTTTATTCCAGTCTGATAAACTCATCATGCCTACTTCAGTATCATAATCATCATAATAATTATTTTTTACTCGTTGACCTATTTTTTGAGCTTCAGCTTTTGAATTTAAAGTATGTCTTAATTTTTTACCGGTTTTATCTACATTAATCCATACTACCCACTTTTCACCTTCTGCTGCTTCTTCTTTAACCATTGGTTTTTTAAGTTTAGCCATTATTTTTTCAGATAATGTTGAGTTTGTTAAAGATTTAACTTCATCCATGTTCTGTGCATTTACAGCGTTAAAAACTTCTTGACCATATTTTGACACTACTTCTTTCTCAGACTTTCCAGCATCAATCATTTTTTTAGCCGCAGCAATATCCTGTTTAAATTGTGTTGGTTTAGATGATTTAACTCTATATTTTTCTTGTGCAGGAGTAACTTCATTCATTGGTTCATCCATTGCTGGAATAATATCTTCGTAATCCTGCATTGACAATGTTTCTTTACTTTTATTGATTTCAATAGCTTTTTCAGCCACATCATGTAAATCCATATCCGCTTTAGCGTCTTCACGAGCAAATTCTAACATACGAATAAATAAAGGTACATCCATAGTAACTGTATCTACTGCATCTTTAGCTTCTGCTTCTTCTTCGTTAACTTCTTCTTTAACTAAACCACCTTTAAGGATAGTCATAATAGATGAGTAAGCATCATCAATACTATAATCATAGTATTTAGCTACACCTTTAACAAATTGTTCTACTTTTTTTCTTAATTCAGGATTAATACTACCTCCAGTAACAAACATTTGAGCTTTTTCTTCTTGAATCATAGCATCTAAAGCTGGTTGTTTATCTTCAAATTCTAAATAATGTTTAGCTTTATCCATATAATCAGCAGCTAGATGGATTTTTTCTTGCCACCAATCAGGGAAATCAACTTCTTGATCCATTTGATCATATTTATCTAGCATTTTATATAAACTAGCGGCATATTTAGCTATACGATAAACAGATGCTTTTAACATATCTGGTTCATCATCTTGATGGCCTAAATCAATATCTTCTTTTGTAGCTTTTTTAATGATTGATTTTTGCAATTCATCAGGTAATGATTTTTGACCACCTTTTAAAGCAGGATCAGTATCAAACTCTTTTGAAAATTTTTCATCTACAGGACTCATAAGAGTCTTTTTAATCATTTCACGTACTTTATCTTTATTCATGTTTTCTGCTGTTTTTTTAGCTATATTAGTAGCACGTCCATACATCACTTTTTCAGCATCTTTACCATAGCGTTTAACTAATGATGATTTTGCGGTTTTAAGTTGCTTAATAACTTCCTCACGTTTTTTTAATTCATTAGGAGTTAATGTTTTTTCAGTGATACTTTGTTTCATTATCTTAAAATTCTTTTTAACATTGGAAACATATTTTCATTAATTTGATTTAATTTACCTTTAGCTTTTTTAGCTTCAGCCATATCAGGATAACTATCATCATAAACATCCATGCTGTCATCATAATTATCATCATTATCATCACCTGGATTATCTCCAGCATCATATTGATTTAAGAAGTCTTCCAATTTCATTCCTGGATTTTTCTGTATTGCTGTAAACATATCATTTATTATGTCTTCATTGTCCATATTTGATAAAATATCATATATAGCATCAGCACTATCATCATTTATAGCTTCATTAATTGGAGCTGTATCTAAGATATGAGCTTTAGTAAAATAAGTAATTGTATTAGCAATTTGAGTAATTAATTTTTCATCACCTAATGCTTTTGCTTCAGCATATGCTGCTTGTAAGTTAGATTGAATACCTGATACTTCAGTTGTTTTACCAGCCATCATATCTGATTCAGGAGCATCAACTACTTCAGTATCGTCTACTGTTATGTCTTCAACTTCTTTATCTTTTTTAGCTTCACTAAGACTGTCATTAGCTAACTTACCCATGTCCACTAAATTTTCTAATTCTTCACGTTCATCATTATTAAGATCTGTGCCATCTTTAAATTTAGCAACAGAAATATAAACGTCAGAATAATCATTATAAGATCCACCTTCTACTTCAATTGAATTAACATCAACTTCTTTTCCGTTTAACATTACTTTGTTTGATTCTGCTTCTTTTAAGGTAGTACCATCAGAAATTCCTTTAATACTTGAATGTAACATTGCTAAGAAATATTTCATTTCTATTATTCTATCTTCCATCTCTCTATCTGTGAATTGACCAAACATGACAAGATTTTTAACTATATCTAAATTCCTAAAAGCAGTTTCTATAGCAGTAACAGTTTTTCTTTCAACATCTTTAGGCTTAGTAAAGTCCCAATTATCTCCAATAGTAGATATAGCTTCATCTAAAGGATTTTGCAACATATCTTCTAATTTTTCTGCTTCTTCTTCTGATAAACCAGGATAAGAGTTCATTAATTCTTCAGCATCATATTCACGCATCTCATCTATAAAAAGATCACCTTTATTTTTAAAATATTTAAATAAAAACTCAGCATCATAGTTGTTGTCTTCTAATTCTACTTCTTCTGCTTCAGCTAATGGATCATACATGTTATTTAAAGCACCTGGTTCATCAATATCTTCTGTAGAATCTTCATTTAATTCAGCTAAAATCATTTCTTTGATTTTTGATTTTAGTTTAGATTTAGTCATCTTTTCTTTTTCGATTTCTTCACCTTTTTTAACTCCAGCACCATATATATTTTCTTCACCTTTTTTACCTAAACGTTTAGCTGATTTAGCTCTATCATAATCAGTATCACCTTCGCTCATTTGTGTATTATTTAATTTAGATAAATCGTTTGGATCAATAACAACTATTAAATTATCAATTTCTTGACCATATCCTATTGGACTATCACCTACTTCATTTTTTACTCCAATAGAAGTTAAATAATTACTCATTTCATCTGCTAATTTATCTACTGTATTATTTAAAAATGATTTTTCTTTATCTTTTAAATAATCTCTATCACCAAAATCCATAGAATTTTCTATTTCTTTAAAATTATCACTGTTAGTAACAACTAAATAAAGTTCATTATCTACTTTATAGTATTCAACATTTTTAAATTTACCAAAACTTACTTTTGAATCTTTGTAAGCACCTTCACCTTCATTCATATCATCTAAGAAAAAGTCTTGACCTGGGAATAAAGTAGCTAAATCAGTTAATTTTAAATTAACTTGATAAATAGATGGAGCCATTTCTTGGTATACTTCTGAATTATATTTGTCTGCTATAGTTTGGATCATAATGTCATCATTTGATGCAATCATGACTTTGTTTTTTGCTGGGTATACCCAGATGTCTAGTGTTTCATCAGCATTTTTATTTGGAGGTACCATGTGGTAGATATTATCATCTCCCATGATTCTTTTCCATGATGAAAAATTTAACATGTTAGTATTAGATCCTTGATTTTCTTTAATAATACCCGCAAGTTTTTGCATGCGAGCTAATTGTTCATTTAATGTTGGTTTCATGTTTTATATAGTTATATATTATAAATATGTGTTATTTGTTAAACTTAACTTTTGCTTTTTCTGTATTGGATACAAATTGTTTACCTTTTTTACTACCCTCAACTTTTTTGCGTGTTGTTGCGGCACGTTCTGCTTTAGTTAAGCGTTTTGCTTTAGCTAATGGTAAGCAACGTTGTGTTGCTTTACCTTTAGGCATTGTACCACAGTCACCTGCGATGTTACCTTGAGTATCTATACGGACCCATTTTTCTTTTTTAAACCAGTCACGTAGTGATTCTTGTACTAGACGTTTTAAATTGTCCATTATTTTTTCTTGCCTGACATTAATCCTTTACATACCTTAACAGCTCGACCTGATAAATAAGCTGAAGATTTTTCGCCAGATGCAAGTCTACGTTGACGATATGCTTCGCCTTTAGGGCAAAGTTTTTCAGTTAATAATTCATTTAATATATTATCAATGCGTTCTTTTAATCTAGGTGTATTAAATATTTTATTAATAATAACAAAATCAGTTATTGGATCTAATTCATCCACTGTTTTACCATTAGCATAAAGTTTTAAAAAATATTTTACTGTAGGTGTATTGTAAGTATCAATTTTGTCTTTGATAATTTCTAATTTTTCCTTAGCTACTTGTTGAATTGCATCCATATTATTTACTTAATAGATCATTAATTTTGTAGTGAAATTGTGACATACTAGTGTCTAGTAAATCAGGATTATCCTTTAATATTTTATATAGTTTTTCACTAACATCAAATTTAATTACAGGATTTAATATATCTTCTTCCATCATCTCATTATTTTCAACTAAACGACGATTGTTAAAATATTTATATGTGTTAAATGTACCCATTATTTTTTAGTTTTTAAGTAATTACTTAGTAGTGTACCTATAGCACCTATCTTCTGTCTTATAAATATCCATTCTTCTAGCGTTAATGTATGATTTTCATTAACATAATCAATAACTAACACACCTATAAACTGATCATGCAAATCATGTATAGCAAGAGCATAAAATGATTTAGTTCCACATGTTTTGTCTACAGGGAATAAATTTTGAGCTTTATCAGCATCATAATGAGGTAATGTAATTTCACCTTCTCTATATAATGTAGAAAATGCTTTACTAAATAATGATGTAGGAATATTTTGGTATACTTCTTTAACAGATGCTACATCAATGCTTACTTTTTCATATAATATTGAAAATTTTTGTAATGATTTACCTGTAGGATATAAATGCCCACCATTATGGAATTGTGATATCCATACACGGTCACAATTTAATTGGTCAAATAAATTATCAACTTGATGGTCGATTAATGCATTATGTTCAATAGCTTCAGCTAATGGATCTTGCTTTTTTCTTTCTAATTTAGTTTTAACCCAAGTCATTGCTATTGGTCCTATTACTGCTGTTATAAATGCAACTATCACTGCCGTTATTATATCCATTACTTTTTTAAACTTTGTAGGTATTCTATTGTTTGTTCTTTATTCTTTAATAATTGTGCTTTGTCTGAACCGTTCCATGATTCTACATCTCCTGCCTCTGTAATATAAGATTCCATTTTGGTATCTATTTTTTCATCAATCCAAATATTAAAATCTTTAATTATACTATCAATATCAGAATTTAATATATTTTTTTCATATTCAACCCATAATCCTTTTGCTTTTATTGTACCTTCAAATTCTATTTGGCAATTAAAACATCTGTTATATTGAATATAAAACTGTTTATCATAACGGTGTTTCATTACTTTAGAGCATTCAGGGCAAAACAAGGGTAAATGGATTTGAGCTTTTGCTTTATCCAATTTTGTAACATTTTGTTTTATACCATTTTTAATAGTCCATTTACGACTATCTTCTTCCCATACATCTCCTTCATTATGAAACTCTTGTTGTTTGGTAAAACCAATACTAGTACTAGTTTTTTCACCATATTTACCTTGAACTAAATTACGAAGACGTTGTACATCTTTTTCTTTAAATTCTTTTTTTAAAACTGATTCTGACATTTATTACTTTATTAGATTTTTTATTTGTTCTCTAATGACTTCTTGTAATTCTTTTTTAGTCATTTTAACTTTCATATACTCAGCTTTAGGATCTTTAGGTAATTCTTTAATTTTACCTGCTTTAAACTGTTGCATAAAATATAATTTTGCTTCTTGATCTAATTTATCTGCTGATTCATCAACTGCTTCTTTATCTACTATTGAATAATTAATTTTAGCATTTTTCATTACTACATCAATAATTTTTTTAGTTAAGTCTTTAGCTGGATTTCCTGATTTAGGGAAAACAATAGTATCATCTTTAACTTTATATTTTAATAATGTAGGTTTAGAAGTATGTGATTTAACAAAATCATCAATTGATGTTTTAGTTTTAACAGGAAAAGGAAAACCTTGATCTCTTTCCATTTTCTTGCGTTTAGCAGGAATAACAGGACCAAAGTGATCTTCTATAGCTTTTTGTATAGATGATTTATTACGCATGTTAGAAACATACATTCCATAGTTATCTAATGTTTCTAAAGCCTTAACTGTATCTTCTACAGAAACACTATTAGGAGTAACTACAATATCGTAATTTACTTGTTCACGATTTGAAGGTGTAGTTTCTGCTTCTTCTTCTCTTAATTTATATTTGTAAGCCATATTATTGCTTTAATTTTTGAATTAATTCTTTAGCTTTAGCTTTTTTCTCATCAATATCTTTTTTAGATGTTCTAAATTCATCCATTGATGATTTTAACTCATCAATTTGCATATCACGTTCTTTTAAAACCATAGTAGCTGTTCTGCCAGCATCTGATTTGTTTTTATACATACCCATGATATTTTCATATGTTAAGCCATTTTTAATTTTTTCAGCTAATGAAAAAAGATCAGCTTCAAACATTATTTCTTCTTTTGTAGATTTAGTACCTGGTTTAGATACAACAAAGAATTTACCTACTTCATCAACTACATCATAGTTTTTAGTGATAATTTCTTTTGTTTCCATTGTTTCTTCTTCTAAATTTTCTCTTAAAAGGTCAATTAATTTTTTCATATTATCTTTTTATTTTGTTTTATTTATTTTTAATACTGTCTTCCCAATTTCTAAACATCATATTACCTTTTTTGTAAGCTTCTCTTTCAATTTCAGGTAAATCTCCGTCTTCATTTGTATTTGTTGTACCTATATTATTTAATCTATTATCTAAATTTTGTTCATGATGTATCATTTCATGTGAAAATGAACGTAAAACATCTTTAGGATGTCTATTCATAGTAAATAAAGTAATTGATTTTTCTTCTGGGCTGTAAAATGCTGTTTTGCCAAATACATTTTCAGCATTTGCTTTATCATTGTTAATAAATTTAACAACAGGTAATGGCTTAATATTCATTCCTTGATTAACCATATATTTAGTTAATTCAGGAATATATTTTTTATAGTCATTATTTTCTTTACCTTCTTTTAATTTTCCTTGTCCACCTGCTTTTAATAACGGACTATCTTTAGGTAATTTTGTATTAATATAATCAATAGTATTTTGAATTGTTTTATATAAATCTTTTTGAAATTCTTTATATCCTTCTGGATTATATTTTCTTATTTGTTCTATATTTGAGTGAAAATTAGTTAATGTACTTCTTGAATCCCACCCTGGATTTGTATTTATTCCTAAAAACCATCCTCCCCAATCTGCTATTTTTCTTATAAATTTTTGAATATCATTACCTTTTTCTCCTTTAGATAACCAATCCATTGTACTTTTATTAAACATTTTATTTTTACCAGAATAAAAATCTAAAATATCTTGATAATAAGAGTTTAACTCAAGTACAGCTTGTTTTAAATTATCTTTATTATTATTTATATATTCATAACTATTAAATTTTATAGCTTCTAAAAATTCACCTGTTTGTGATGGAAATTCTTCCCAAGTACCATAATATAATTCTGGTTTTGAAGGGTCATATTTAGTTTTTAATGGCTTGTGATTTACAGCTGGATCTTTTGCATGAATTAATTCATGACGTAAAGAAGATAAAAGAGCTTCTTTAGGATTATCTCCAGTTAATGTTTTCCAAATAGATTCTAATGTTCCTTCAAAAGCAGGAAACCAATAATTTCCATTAATTCCTATAAAATTATCTTTAAAATTAGTATTATCTTGTGTTAAAAACTTAGCTGCTGATCGGGTGTCACCATCATCATAAATGTATGGTACAAATTCTGCTTCTTCTCCTGAAGCCATTTTGTATTTGATAGGATTAGTTAATCCTACTTTAAAGTCTTTTTCTTTTAAAGCTTGTATAAAAATAGGAATTAAATTTCTTAATTTTGTTTCTTCTTCATCACTTAATGATATAATACCTTCTTTTAAATCTTCTACTTTATTAACAGCTAAGATATAATTTTTTATGTTATCAATTCCACCTTCAGGACCTTTAAAAGATATTCTTTCTTCTTGTTCATCATAATCACCAGTATTATTAAAGAAATCTCTCACTACACTTTCAGGTTCATCTTCTAACCAATTATATTCCCAATTGTCTTCATAGTTCCATCCCGGTCTGTAGGCAAAAGGTGTTATTTTATATTTGTCAGATAATTTGTCTCCATCTAATGTAATTCTATAATCTGTTTTTACTCCAAAATTAGATCCTTTTTTATAGAAATTTTTATTACGAGTAAATGAAATATAATATAATTCATTACCTAAATAATTTTCTTCAGAGGTATTTATTTTATTAGACTGAAGGATGCCTTTTAATCCATCGGCTGATGTGTAGTGATATAAAGGACCAACTTGCTTACCTTCTTCTAATCCACCAGGTGTATCTAATTTTTTACCTGTTTTAACATCTGTATCATAATCACAAGTTCCTTCATTTAAATCAGGATTATTATCATGTCCACATATACTACCATCTGGTAATTTGTTATGGCAAATATATAAATCCTTACCACCATCAGCTAATTTCCAGGTCCAGCCACAGTTATCACAAATAACTTCTGTAGCTGTTACTAGTTCTTGAATGACAGTAGATAAAGTATTAAATATTTCTGTTTTTTCTTTTACTTTTTCAGGAATAAAAGATAAAAATGCTTCTTGTCCTTTTTTTAATGCTTGACGAGCATCAGTTCCACTTGTATCTGATTGAGTAATTATAGGAGCTAATTCAACATTTTCATATTTACCTATACCTTTAGTTTTTGATGCTAAGTCTACAAAATCATCATCTTTACCATCTCTAGCTCCAATAACCCATATTACATCTTCATCTTGATGATTTTCAATATACTCATATATAGCTGTAATTGGTGATTTAGCTGGTTCTACTTTTACTTTTAAAGGTAAGTATTTTTTATATATATCCCAAGTTAAAAGTGATTCAGCTTGAGTAATTCCATCTCTTGTTCCAGAACCAACATAAATAATAAATTCATCTATTTGAGGAAATTGCTCTAATGCTTTTTCAACAACTTCAAAATGACCTTTGTGAGGTGGTTTAAAACCACCACCATAAAGTGCTACTGTTTTCTTTGAATCTGCTTCAATTAAAGGTAAGATTAATTCTCTAACTAATCCTTTAAATAATTTATTTTCTAATAAACTACTAACTGCGTCTAATGCTGCTTGTTTATTATCACCTTTAGGTGTATCAACTTCTCCACTTTTAATAGACACCATTGATTTAAATATACCTTTTATTCTATTTTTAGAACGTTCGTTTTTTAATTTAGATTTTAAATCTTGTAATAATGTTTTAAAATCACCATCTATATTGTAGTTGTCAAATAATTTTTTAACAATACTCCAATTTGAAGATTTCCAAACCTCAGTTCTATTAAGTTCTTTAAAATTATCTAATGTTACTATACGTAATGTTAATCCAGCACTTGATAAATTAAATTCATATTCTTGATTCGCTTCAAGTTCAGGTACATTAGTAATACCTAATCTAGTGAATATTTTTTTAGGATCTTCTTCTAAACAAATTACTTTAGCTAAACCTAAAAGTAAACCTTGTACTTCAGCTGGATAATCTAAGAATGTATTTTTAAATGTTGATTCTTCTTCACTAGTAGAAATAATATTATCTATTTGAACAAATTCATCAGACATACCAACTATAGGGTATAATACAGTTACTAATTCACCACTACTAAGTGATTTTTTTCCTTTATATTTATTACTTTTAAAAGGTACAATAACTGAATCAGGGAGAGAAGCAAAATATTTAGCTAAATCTTGTTTAGCTAATTTTTTATCATTACTATCTAAATGAACAATTAAATCAATGTCACCAAAGTCTTGTTTAGTTCCTGTATTATAAGAACCAGTTGCTTTAGCGTCCTTAAATCCAGGGAATTTAGATAATACTTTATTTATATAATCTTGAACAGTTTTTTCTACTGCTGCCCTAGATATTCTATTTCCACCTGCTGAACCTGACATTATGCTGCTTTATATTTATTTAAATTAGAATCATCAGGTAAAAATTTACCTTTAAGACCTAAGCGACTTTGATTAGTAATCCAATATTCTTGAAGATCTAATGGAATATCAGCTCTAGTTGAGTCTAATATTCTTAAATATATATCTAATACTTGATTTAATTTATCTTTAGGTAGTTTTTTCTTTAAAACATCCATTAACTCAAAATAATCATTTAATACATCTTGAGATAAATTAAGTTTAAATCCTTGGTTTAATACATCTAATGCTTCTTGAGGATTAGTCGCTACTATATCTCCTGTTTCTTTATCCTTAACACCAGTACCATGACTAAAAGTTTTATTTAATGCTTGGAACATAGCTACCATTAATTGGGTTCTATGTAAACCTTTTACATTATCTTTATAGGTATTTGAATAGTAACTAAAATTTAGCCAATCTAAATTACCTACATTAATATCTATTTGTACTGATTTATCATTAAGTATTTCTCCTTTTTCATTGTATTGAGGAAAATTACAAAATATTGAGCCATTACCTGCTGCTTTTAAATCAGTGTCTATATATTCTGATTTCTTTTCAAGATTAGTAGCTATTAATTCTAACATAGCTCTTAATTTGCTTTGAGTTTCTGATGCTGAACGTGAACGTTTTCTAATTTTTTCATATAGAGTGTCAAATTCAGCTTTATCAATATTCCAATTAGATAATAATGGATTACCATCTTTATCCATAAATTGGTCAACACTCATACCTAAATCAATATCACCAGATTCATCTTTTTTACCAACTGAACCTAAAGTATTAAAGTTAAATTTTACTTTTGGGTATACTTTATTTAATTCAGCAGTGAAATTTTTAAGAGTGGGTTGGATGTATTCTTTTTTGATACTAGAGGTGGTGCCAAATACGTTGCCACCTTCTAAAGTTATTGATTTTAAAAGCTCAATTAAAGAAATCATCTTAATGTTTATATATAAATATTAATACTTATACTCCTATTTGAATTTCTGTAGGATACTGTTCAGATGATGGGCGTGGGTTTGGGTTTTCTAATTTAAATAGATTATGAATTGAATGAAATAATGTTAAATTATCTTCAATGCTACGCTCAGATTCTGCTAATTCCCAACCTTTACCTTGAATTTTTTTATTATTTTTATCAGGACCGTGTTTAGCTGATTTTAACCACAATATACCTGCACGTTCTATTTTCTCTTCAAAGTTTTCATTCCATGCTTGTGAGTAAGCAGCTAATTGTAATTCTTGACTTGTATGTAATGATTTTGATGTTTTAATATCTACCATCCATTTTTCACCATTAATTTCAAGTACTAAATCACAAGTACCAGCATATATAAATTGGTCTGAGAATAAATGGATTTCACTCTCTATTAGAGTTGGTTTATAAGTACTCCAAAAATCATGGAATTTTAAAATCATTTTCCATACATCTAATGAATAAATAGATGTTCCTTTCTCATCAAACCATTGTAGTTTTTCGCCTTTAAGATATCTTTCAGCGGCGTCATGTACTTGAGTACCTTCTTCAGCTGCTCTACGAGCAATAATATCTGCGTTATGTCCTACATCTTTAAGCCAATTTTCAAAATATTTATTTTTTGGCATAAATTGTAAAATATTAGTAACAGATGGATAATAATTTCCATGTCTACTATAGAATCTACTGTCTAATATATTAACTCGTTTAGAATCTACATCCGCTTCTAAAATACGTTTAACATGTTTTTTGTTAATGTTTACATTTTTTTCTATCATAATGATAATTTTTTTTCAAGCAAGCCTGAAAAGGTTAGGGGATAGGTGTTCTGTATTAATTCAGTAAAATGTCTAAATCCTAATTCGCTTGGATCTTTACCATCTAAATCTACTAAATATACTTCTTTGCCTTCATTTATTAATTGTTCACAAAATTGTAATGCTTCTCTTAATGCGTCTCTATCTAAAGCTACGTAAATTTTCTTAACAGATGATGCTACTAGCTTTAACATCAACGTAGACTGTATATTCTTGCCTAATAACGGTATAACATTTCGTTTAATAGCAATGGCGTCAAACATTCCTTCGCACAGTATAATCGGTGTATTCCAGTTTATAAACAGTTCGAATGGTATAACGTTACGTGACACATCTGGATTCTTATATTTAAGACTTGATGTTTTATCAAAGTTACGAGCAGTAAAGTAATTTAATTTGCCCGTAGCATCATATGATGGTAAAATAATCATTTTATTAAATTTACCACCCTCACAATAACCTATATTATATTTTAATATATCATCTTCTGTTATACCTCGTTTTTTAATATAATTTAAAGCATGTTTACCTATAATATTACTATCAGATATATTAGTTAATGGTTTAAATTCTTGAGGTAATTTTAAAATAGTTGCAGTTTGTACTATTTTTTCGCCTGATGTGTATTTAACTAATGGTCTTAGTTCTGCTAACTTATCAGGATCAGCATGTATTGCTTTAAATAAATTAATTAATGATTTACCTTTTTTATTACAACTCCAACAATGCCATGGATTTTCACTTTTATCTGATTCAGTAAAATTGATTTCTAACTTAGGTTTATGGTGATTACAGAAAGGACAATGATACGCGTAGTTGCCTTTTGATGTAGATTTACTAATGCCTAAAACCGAGTTTACTAAATTTACAAGTAGTTGATTTACCATACCTCATATTATACGAAAGAATGGTTAAAAAGCCAAACTATAGTGTAAAGTCCTTAGTAAAGAACTTACCTAATATATTATCATTATAGAATGATTCTGGGTGTTCTAATACTTTATATGTAAATAAGGCTTGTGTTTCGTAGTAAGTTAGTAATTTTTTATTAGGTGCTAATTTAATTATAGTGCGAGTGAACAAATCTTGTTTACCGTCTTTAATTAATTGCATTACTTCTTTATTAGAGCCGTAATATGTTTCCCAATCTGATTCTTTGGTTATTATTTTAGTAGTTGGTTTACGGCCAACACCAGTTAATTCGGCTACTTCTTTTTTACCTAATTTTACTTTTTTATTATGGTATAATACTTTTTTACCTATATAAGATTTATTAGTATCAGTATTTTTAACTATATAAATAAATCCAAATGTATCTTTAGGAAAATCGTTGAGGTTAGTGATGGGTTTACTATTGTAAACCCAAGTTGGTAATGTTAACATTATCTGTCTAAATTAATTAATATTGTTGTATCTGTAGTAGGTGATACAGGTAAGGGTTGGGATAGTTTTCCTACTGCTAATAAGTTTTGATTTTCATCATATAAACCTACTGTTGTTACATAAGGTGAAAAATAAGAACCTGTTACGTTATCTGTTAAATATTGTCCTGGAGTAAAGAAAGTACCCATTGAACTTGATATTAATGTACTACCTGAGGATAAACTTGGATTTTGAGAAAAATTAAATTCATTTTCTCTCATTGTACATTTATATTGTGTTTCATATATTTTATATGAACTAGAGAATGAACAAGTTATATTGCTACCAGTAACATATTCTAAAATTGAAGTATTATCTCCTGCTTGACCACCATAAAGTGTATTACCATAAGTTACAAATCCATATCCTATAGGATTAGAAGTTGTAATAGTTATAAGTCCTTGATAATAAAATATATTACCTATAATTTCTAAGTTTTCATCTATTATATTACCTTCTCCATCATCTGTTATGCTACCACTAGGTGTAGTATAAACAAATGACTTAGGTTGAATATAATCTCCAAATAAACGTGAAGGAATAGATATAACACCTATAATATCATTTGAACCTGTAGGAAAATATCTTTGGTAAGTTAATGTAGTTTGTAAGTAGTTAAAATAGTTAGGTGTTTGTGTGGTACCAACATATCTATCTCCTGCTGTATCAGCTCCAGGTATTAAACTAGCTGTATTTACATTATCACCATAACTTGAACTTAAGTAGTTTGTATAATATAATTCTTTAATTGAATTATATACTAAACTTTGATATTGAGTTGATACTTGTCCTGTTGTAGGAGCAGAAGCAAGATTAAAAGCTCCTGTTATATTAGTTCCTAAAAATCTATCAATTCCAACACCAGAAGCAGTTAATGCGGCTGCTCCCTCGAAGTTGAATGCTTTATTCACTTCGAAGGGAGTTACTACGATATCAGATGCTAAAAATTGTTTGTAAGCGCCCATTCATTAGAAATCTAATTTTACTCTAATAAGAGCTTCTTTTGTAAAGTCTTTTAATAATGGTCTAGATAATTTTGCTACCGCTAATAATTCGTTAGTATCGTTATATAAACCTACTGTTGTAATGTAAGTTTGTGGGTTATTAATAAATGAAGGATATAATACCTCACCTGTTGAACCTGAAATGAATGATGGATTTTCTGAGTAATTAAATTCTGCACTTCTAGGTCTTACAAATATAAAATCTGAAGTAATTGTTTCTTGAGAATTAATTGTAAATGTAGCGGCTGTTGAACCACTTATGGCTCTATATAATTTTTGATTATTACTACCTGTTGAATTTGATACTATACTATAATTTAATCCAATACCACCTGAAGCTACTGAGCCACTTAATGCTGCTGGGTTTAATAAAATAGTTCCAATATCTGGTAATAACCAACCATATGAACCTGAGTTTAAACTAAATCCATCAGTTGTTGTAGATGCTGTAGTTACTTTAACACCTGCTGAACCTGAAATTAATTGAAATACCCTACCAGCTTCATTAAATGTTTGAGAAGCAACATAATTACTATTATCAGTTAAAGATATAACTCCTAAACTACCTGATAATTCTAATGTTAAAGAACCAGGGAATAATGATTGTTTATATCTTGCTCTTTCAAATGATATAGCCCAAAATTGTGAAGAAGTAAATGCTCCAAATACAAAATTTGTATTTTCATCTCCTAATACTATATTTTGGTATTGACCATAAACTGTTGAAGTAGGTGATAATCCATTTACTGCTGAGTTATATAATGTACTTCCGCTTCCGGCTGAGTTACCATAAGCTACCGCAAATTGAATTGATGCAGTAGATGATGTTTGAGGATCAGCTTGAAAAACATTTAAATAATAATCTCCACTTGAACCAGCTTCTTGAACTGATGAAGTAAAAAATGTAGTTAATGTAGGTATAGCTCCAGTCCATAACGTTGCTGTTATTGAGTCTGAACTTACTACAAAATCTGATGGATCTAATCTATTAAAAGACATATGTTATATATTAAGCTGTTTTTGTTACTGTTACTGGGATTGTTTGTCTTGCACCACTATCTCTACCTACTATTGTTAATGTAGCTTGTAATTGAGTATAAGTTTGGAATAATGTGTTCACTGTTGTAGCTCTTAAATTAAGTACTGTTCCTACTACTGTTTGAGATATTGTTGTACCTAATGTTGTAGTTGAATTAGATACATTTAATGCTGTTACAGCGGGTGAATTAACTCCTACACCTTCAAATGTAGAAAATAATCTAACATCTGAGATTGTAAATGTGTATCCTGATGGTTCAACTGTGTTAGCTCCTAAATAATTTAATGTTTGAGGTGAAATTGCTTGTGAAGCACCTTGTGGTAAACTAATTGAAGGAGGTACTGATAATATAGGTAATCTAGCTGTACCACGAGGTAAAGTTACTAACTTATATTTCATAGTTTGAGTAGTTTCAGCAAACGCTTCTAATAAAGGCATGTTTTCAATTGCTTGACCATAGTAAGCAGAACCTGATGGATTGTTTGGATTATATAAAGTATAATCAATTTCATCATCAGCTAAAGCAAATTGTGTGATTCTAAACGTTCCGTCGTTTTGAGCTAGTAACTGACGACCTGTTGTTGTTAATATCGCGTCAACTGTTACTATAGTATTATTTAAATATCCCATTGGTTATTATTTTTGTTATAAATATATACAAATTTTATTTTATATTAAATTTTGAGTTAGTATATTTTGAATTATTGTGTCTACTTCTTTAGTAACATATTGTGGTTTTAAAATACCATTACCTGTACTACTAGAACTACCACTTTTATCTTGCAATGGATAATTTACATTAAGTAAAATACTTGATGGATCATCTACATATCGTCTTAATAAGAAACGATCTAAGTTAACTCCATTTGGTATTTCTTGATCTAAATTAAGTATCATTTGGTTATTAGCTGATTCAGTAACAGTAGTAATAATAAATGATAATTGTTCTAATCCTTCAAATCGAATTTCATCATATATTTGAGGTTCAAAATCTAAGTTAATAGGTTTAAATCCACTATTTGCTATATCTTTTTGTTTTTGATTTCTATAAATATTTAAACCTTCAGATGCTGTACTAGCTAATAATATATTAGCGGATGAACCTGTTGTCCAAAATGGAGCTTTTGCTAAACCAGTATTTGGAGCTGGGTATTGAGTTATCCAAAAATATGAATTATTATTTAAATATACTGGACTTTGAGTAGGTATGGCTTGGGGAGGTGAATCATATTTAAATACTTCAGTACTGGTAACAGCTACTCTATATAATGAAGAAGTTGTGGCATTACGTTCTTGATAAAAAATATTAGCGTCTCTACTAACTCCTAAATCCTTTACGTTTTGAGGGGTAAAAGCATAATTAACTTGAGTTGTCGCTAAATCACTCCAACTAGATCCTCCATTAATTGATTTTTGTAAAGCATAAGTGACTGTAACAGCAGTAATAGTATTAGATACTAATTTAACACGAAAATCTAAAATATATCCTTCTGTTTTTAAATTAGTTAAAGATCCTGTAGGATTATAAATACTACCAGAATAAGCGATAAAAATATTATCACGTAAACTTCCTGAAGATCCTATATTTACAGAGGTAAAATGAAGTCCAGCAGGTAATGCCATTCCTACTGAAAGGGGTTGGCTAGGGGTTATTATATCTTCTGTACCTGCCGCATACATCATATAATCATTTTTAGTCACATTAGGACCTTGTTCTCCTTGAACAAATGACATTGTTGTTGTGTAACCAAATCCTGTTACATTACCACTAACATCATAACTAGCAGTTTGTGTATATAAAATAGGTTCAATTCTATATCCACTTTTAAAAAGAGGCCACTGACCATTTAGTGTTGATAAATCAGATCCTGATACTTCTACATTATTTAAAAAAAGAGAAGCATTAGATTGATTATGTGTTCTATTATTTATTGAAGGTGTTGATTCTGGAAATGTTTGGCGAATTGTATTTAAATTTATATTGTCAGTATCATTAATAGGTTTTGTGAGATTATTATTACTATCAATAATATATTCAATATTAACTTGAGTTAAATCAACATTATTATTACCCCATTGAGGTGAAGTACCATTTAAACTTTTAAATGAAACAAAATTTACTTCAGGATTACTTACATTAGGTACTTTACCATAAGATATATCACCTTCTGTCCATACATTTATAGCCGCTGAAGATAATTCTTTACCAATATATCTTGGACTAGTGTTAGCAAATGTTGTATAGTTTGAGTCTTGTACTGCTGCTCTAGTTGCTGATCCTGATATGATTTGTACTTGGTTTACAGCTTGTACAATATTAGTAGAATAATCTACATCCATATAAAGTTCACTATAGCGAGGTATAACAGCATTTCCTGCTAATACATTATATTCACTAACATAAAAATTTTCATCAATATATGGTTGTAAAACAACTAAATCTGAAACAGAAGCTGTAGGTGGTACTGATTGAGTAGCAAAATAACTTCCTGTAAATTGAGCATCAGCTCCAGGAGAAAAAGTTAAATAAAAATATTCTCCAGTTATTGGGACTGTTGTAAATGATGATGTCATTATAGTTCTAGGATTTCCTGTAGGGAAAAAATAACTTTGTGAAGCTACAATTCCATTAAGATTAGAAACTATACGTAAAACAGAGGTAACTTCATCTGCTGATGAAGTAACAGAAGCTGACACTTTTATAATGATAGGTATATTAGGTTGATTTCCTAATGTGTATCTACCATTACTCATATCAAAATATCCTAAATTATCATAAGCTTCAGATCCATAAGGTATATAATTATTTAAAATATATGTTGTACCAACTGCAAAATCTCTAGTATACGAAGCTGAAAATCTATAATTTAGTACTTGATTATCAGCTGATGAAGTAGCATTAGTTGGTGCTATCCCAAATAAGAAATAAGTATTATATTTTGAAATTGAAGTGACAGGATATTCTATTATACCTGTATCACTATAGTCAATTCTAATACTATTTAATTCTTGTAAAGACAAAGTATTATCCTTACCTTGATCGTCTATACGAGCAATTTTAATAAATTTAACACCTTGTGAAAAAACGGGGGTATATGCCATATATTAGTCTGCTGGAGATGAAGTAGAACCGGTATCATAAAATAAATATATTTGACCTGATTCTGGTACTGTTGTATTTAATAAAAATATATCTGCTGATACTGTATTCGAATTGTAAAATACAGGAGAATAATTAGTTGGAGTTTTAGGATATTGTAAAAAGGTATTATTACCATTTAAATCACCATTAGTTACTTCTAAATTTGTTCCTTCTAATTCACCATTATAATCAAATTCATTAGTTACTAATTGTTCAAAATCACCTACTGGTGTTATATTCACAGTATAATAAGCCGGTTCAGAATATATTAGAACATTTGAAAATTTAATATTAGCATTATCACTGTCATTTTTTATAGTTAAATATCCACTTGTTATATTAAATATTTCATTTAATGTATAATTAAGTGGTAATGATGATGTTGTATATATTAATTCATCTGTAGTAACATCACCATTATAAAATTTTATAACTGCTGGTGTTAATGCTTCTTGTGATGATGATATATTACTAATGATACGAACTGGTCCTGTTAACTCCAAATTTAAAGTTAAAGTATTAGTGGCCGCTAAATTAAAAAATGATGAAGTATATATTAAATTCTCAGAATTACGAATTGATCCACCTTCACCTCCTTCAATATAACCCATCTGAACTGATGAACCAGTAACTAAAATATTTTCAGTTAAATAAGGAATATTAGTTGATCCACTACCTATAAAGGCAATTGATGAGGTAATATTAGCTTGAGGTAATGGATATTTGTTACGTTCTAAAACGTGTTGTTTTACAACAACTCCTGCTGCTAAACTTGTTCTAGCAGGAACCCAATCTTGTAACATTTTAAATAATGAGTTATCAAAGAACTTAATAAGTCTTATATAATCCCATTCATCATAGTTGCTAGTATATTTTTCAAAATAAGCGTCTCTTAAATCATCTAAAGGAGGATATGATTCTTCTTTAGTTGGTACTAATCTTGGATCACCAATATATTCTCCAATATTAAAGTAACCTAATTGATCATAAATGTCAATATTAATTTCATCTTGAGGAGAAAATGCTACTTCAACATAATCAATATCTCTAGTTACACTTTGTGATATTGGAGGATTTTGTTGTATTGAAATATAAGGAGATAAAGTACTGCCTGTAGGCATTATCATACTTGCTACTTTAATCTTATCAGTGATAGGATTTTGAATACCTACTGCTGGTTGATTATAGTAAGCATATTCTGTATTAGAAGTAAATAATGGGGTTAAACTAGAAGTCCAACTATTATTACCTCCAGCAAATGAAGATGTAGCTATCCAAGAACCAGTTACTTTAGGATGTATTGATAACGAAGCAGTATACAATTCTCCACCTAATGAAGCTCTAAAAGCTAATTGATTAGGTGTATCTTCTGATTCAATAGATTGAGGATTCATTATATAATCTTCAAATCTATTAACTGATATAGGTTGAGTGTAATATCTAATTTCTTGTAATGAACCAGTTAAACTATTAGCTGGATATTCATTATCTGTATTATAGAATGAACTAGTTACACTAGCTGATTCCCATAATCCTCCTACATAATTTACTGATGAAGAAGCTAAAAATCCTATAGTATTACCTTCAAATCCTTGATATATTTTATTACCTGCGTATATATTGTAATTAGAACCAGTTTGGGTAACCATCACTGACCACCATCCACCATCAAAGAAAGGTAAATAAACACTAGCTGTAGTTGATAATGAATTATAAGAAGGATAAAATACTAAATTAGCATATTGATTATAAGGGTTAGGAATTGATCCGCTATATGATCCTGATGTATATCCTGATCCTGTATATGTTAATACTATTCCTGCTCCTTCATCTACTCCGTCTGCTCTAACAAGCCATAAACTTTGAGATAATGGAATATTAGAAGTAGGTAAACCTTGGGTTTGAAATCTAAATTGTACAGTTGAAGGAGTGTTAGTTGCATTTAACGTATCCCAACTTGAATTTAAAGTCCATGGGGTAGTTATTACTCCAGAACCAGTAATTAAATTATAATTGTAAATTTGTTTAAAATAATCCCATGTATTAGGATTTTTATCTTTACCACCATACTCACTTATACTTAAAATAGTTTCAGGAATACCGTATGTAGTAATTAATGCTCTTAAACCCTCATATGAACCTTTTTTCTTTAATAAGAATGGTAAATTGTGGTAAATACGCTTATAAGTTTCTTTATTAACATCATCTGTACCTACTAGAGACGCTGTGTTAGAGGCGGTAACTATAAGGTTAATATACTCTAAACCGGTTGGAGCTGGTAATGTATTTGTAATATTAGGAATATTATATAAACTTCCTGAATTAGTTAATCCTAAGAAAGCAGTATATAAATTATCTACTGAAAAATTGTTTTGATAAATTTTAACACCTAAATCTCTTAATATTTGAGCTACTAAGTCTTTAGATACTCCATAATTTAATCTGTTGTCAGCATTATATTTGTTAGTAACATCTTTAATATAAACCCAAATATCATCAAAGTATTGACCTATCATCTCAATGAATAATTCATATTGAGCGTTTGCTGGGTCATCTAATAGATAGCTAGGAATACTATAAATTAAATTGTTACTATTTTCTAAATCATATTCTTCTGCCTCTACTAACTTAATATTTAACCAAGCTTGTGAAGCTGAAGCGTTTGTAGATAAATTATTATAAGGAGGAGTACTATTAGATTTAGGCCATGAATTACTTCCTGAGTCAAAATATAAGAAATATTCATAACCATCAAAATTAGTTATAATATCATTTATTTTACTATCCCAAATAGTTTGACTACCTGATGTATAATAATTAGTTGAACCTGTTGTATAACTACTACTAACACTATATTGTTCAATTAATACTAATTTATAGTAAAAATTTTCTATACGTGTTTGTGCTGAAGAAAAATTGCAAAAATTACTAAAATTATTATAATCTATATTAATTGAAATTCCTTTTTCAGCAAGTAAACTATTTAATTGATATTTTAAACTTGATGAATTATTTAATGAGGTTGTAGCTTTTAATGAAGAATAATTAATATAATCAGTTGAATTATTAATTTGATCACTAATATTTAAATTAGTATTAGGTCCTTTTAATTGTATAAACTCATCTAATGGTTGAAATACTTGAGTTATTTCAATTTGATAAGCTAAAGGTTCAATTATTGTTTCTACTACCCAACATTGAGATTGTAAACTAAAATCTAAAGGAAGCGGATCATATAATTTAATTAATACTGTAGGATCATTTGGATTACTATTATCTAATAATACATTATTAGCAATAATAAGTTGATTTGATCCAAAATCTAAGTAAAAATCTTTATAACCTCCAAAAGATTGACTAATTTGAATTTGTAATTCTAAAGAAGAAGATACAACATCAATATTAGGTATTTGAGTAGTGTTTAATCTAATTTCAGTTCTATCTGAACTGATTTGATCAATATAATAACGATTAAGAGCGTTAGATGATAATAATGGATTTAAAAAATTATAAACTGTATAGTATTGACCTTCTGTATATCCTTGAGTTTCTAAATCAATTTGAGGATCAATAGTTAATACATTTGCTCCTTGAAATGAATAACCACTATAGCCAATTTCATTACTATATAAAATATTATTATTTAAATCATAAATAAAATACTCTATATAACTTGAAGAAACATTAAAATTATTAGTGACTTCAAAGCTAGATATTAAAGATTCATCCTGAGGTGAATATGTTTGATATTCAAATGTTATAGGATTAACTGGTTGTATATTAACTATTTTACTCATTATTGATTAATGCTACCTGTAGGATTTAATATTTGTTCTTGTAAAGTTAAATTTTCTTGTCTTAATGATGTTACTTCCTCAATTAATGCTTGAATAGTATCATCACTATTACTAAAATCACCAGCGTATGCTTGGCTTGTTTTTATCAAATATTCATGTGAATTTGTATTACCATACTTAGGTATTTCAAAAAATAATGTTTGATAATTAGTAAAAAATTCAGCTATTGAAATAGATGGAGGAACAACTGAACTAGTAGCAGCTGGCTGTACTAGTTGAGTGAATGAAGTATCAATAACTTTTTCATATTGATCCTTTAAAAAAACATTTTTATTTAAATTTACTTGTTCCATTATCCATTAACTACCTTAAAGTAATAATCATCATTAAAAATAAGTACTGAACCACTAAAAATAGTTTTAATTAATATTTGGTAATTTCTTTCTGGTTCTAAACCATTCATATACATTGTAAAGAAACTACCTGAAATATCTGTACTTAGTTTAGTATAAGGATCACTGAAATCTATAATTACTTCGTTGGTAGATAAATCTTTTAATGACCAATATGATTCAGTAGGTAAATAATAATTTTGAAGATAAATTGACGCTGTTTGAAATACTACTGGTGGGTATGTTGGTCTACAATTTACTCTAAATTTATTAATACTACCACTATAAAATGTACCTGGGTTTTCTCCTAATACAACAGTCATTTGATCTGTATTAATAGTAGTGACAGTTGTTGAGCCAGTATAACTAGATGTATCATTCCATCTAAACTCTAATTGAGGAGGATAAATAGTATTAGTATCAATTGAGAAAAATTTAAATTCTACTTGAACATTAGGATTATCTATAAACTCATCTTGATTAGCTTGTTTAACTATGAATCCATTATTTGGTAAACTACTACTAGTATTATAAGTATTAGTTAAACTACCTGTATACCAAGCACTTACTATATTTTTTACACTAACATTTAAATCAATATTATCTGAGTATTGAAATAATTGAGATGATGATATATTATTATACCATACTCCTCCTCCAGGTGTTGTACTATATGAACCTGTAGAACCAGCATTAAAAGATGCTGTAGTCCATTGTATAGAACCTGAATAATTAGTCCATACCCAAGAAACTCCATCTGTAGTTACTGGCTGATCTAAATATTTTCCTGTACCGTTATTCCAACTTTGTGAAGATGGAAAAATATCTATTGTAGTAGGTTCATTTAAACCTGTCACAACGGCCGCGTAACATTGTAAATAAGCATCCCATTGTCTTGCTCCTATTCTAGTACTAATAATACTATTCATTTCGTTTGAATCGAATTGAATTAAAAATCTACTAACTTCAGGATTTGGAACAAATGGACCAAATGTTGTTGTTGTTGCTTCTATGATCTCATCAATACCTGTATTCATCTGTGGGAACATAGAATACATAGTTGCATCTTGAGTAGGAAATATTTTATATACTGCCATTATTTAATTATTATAAAGGTACTACTTTACCTTGAATGTCTGTGTTTAAGTATTTTACTTCAAATATAGATGGATCTAAACTAGGATAAATAACATTATTTGCTGTTGCTCCTGTAATATCGTAAGCATAAGGTGAATATCCTAAATTAGTACCTACTTTATTTACTATATCCACAGTTTTTACTGTTTGAACTCCTTCAATTCTATCTAAAAGTATATATAAATTACGTAATAAGATAGGTTGATTAATTTGCCATTTATCAATTGTGAAATAATCTTGTAATGCTAATATACAAGCTGTTAATACTTGATTATTATTATAGTTAGGTAAAATTATAATTTCAAAATTTACTCCAATATTAATAATAAATCCATCTTTAATATTAATAGAATCATTAACCATTCTATATTGTGATAGATAAGTAATTACATTTTGTTTTAAAGCTAATGAGCCTGTGGTTAATTGACCTTGAGCATTATTACTTAAAACATATAAATCTAATATTGAATTAGATTCACCAGCTGATATAGTTTGTGCTTTAGTAGGTTCAATATATGCTTTTGCTACTGTACCATATTTAGCCGGCATAGCTAATGTTCTAACTAAATAATCATCTTGAGTAACATTACGTTGTTGTGAAGCAAAGTTAGCAGATGAATTTTGTCTAATTTCTTCTTCTGTATCTCCACTACCTCCTCCACTTGCTGCTTCTGGATTTGATACAGCTAATGAATTAAATATTGTATTAGCTGTAGTAGAATTTAGATTACTATTTAAGAATTGAACACTGCCATTAAACTGAGTTAAGTCATTAGACGGCACATTCGCTGAAACTCCTCCTCCAGTTAAGTAACTAAAGGTTAATTGAGTAGTAGACGGAGCTATACCATAGGTACGAGTAAAAGTAAAGTTATTAGGTGAGTAAGCTACTGTTAATCTATCTTTTTCAAATGGTAAACCTAAACCAACATTGTCTGGATTAGGAATAATTTCTTCATCTTTATCTGTTGCGGTTCCAGCACCAAATTGTATTTGTAATGAGCCTGAATCAATAAAACGAGTAACAAATCTTCTTTGAACTTGTTCTAATTGTAATAAATAAGGTGTATCTCCTTGATATTGTGATAAATAAGGATCGTTAGTGTTAGTATTTCTTATTGATTTATAAATTGTATCTTGAGCTAAATAATCAACTTCATACCATGGATTACTATCAGTATCAACACAATCTAATATACCAATAATATTTTCATCATTTAATTCAACAGTTGCAAATTGAACTGGTTCTCCAAATGTATAAGTTTTAGACTTAAGAGTAGCAGAAATAGATTTACGAGTTTTCTTTAATAAAAATGATTGAGGAGTTGTTCCTGTTATTTGATATATAGTTACTTCAGTTGGATCACTTGAACTTGAAAATGAAAAATCAACTGGATCTCCAACTAAAAATGAAATGTTTGAATTAAGATTAGATGTTACTCTAGAATTAGGTTCAATATATAAAGCATAATTAAAATCAGGTATATAAGATGAACCTGAAGATATAGCAGGTACTTGTTGATAAAAATTTATATCAGCTAATGCTACACCTGTTACATTTGGTTTATAACCAAACATATAAGCTAATTCATATAAATTATTTGTTTGACGAGCATATTGTAAAAATGTTTCTTGGAATTGATTATCTAAATAGAATGACAAAACATCACCTACATAAGCTGCCATTTCCATAAACATCATACCTGGTGATGCTGGAGTAAAATCGTTATACGTAGTTGGAAAATACGTTTTAACGTAGTTTACTAAACTAGATCTTAACTCTGTAAAATCTTTATTTAGGTACTTTATATCTTTAATTGTTGCCATTAATTGAATGCTATATCTAATTGATCACTTATATTAGTGTCTGCTATTGTATATTTTAATGTTACTACTACTTGGTTTATATCTGGATATTCTATAACATCTAATCTAGCTACTATAACATTAGGAAAATATAAACCTATTTGGGTTTGAATATCTTGTTTTAAAAAATCAGTATTATTAGCTGTTATTTGTTCAAATATAAAATTTCTTAAATTACCACCAAATAATGGATTTAAATAACGTTCTGGTTGGTTGGTTAAGAAAAAATTTATTAAATTATTCTTAATAGCATCTTTAGTTAAATAAGTAGACTGAAATACTCCAGGATTACTAAAATCTAAACTAACACCAATAGCCGTACCAGTTTTAGTATCAATAGGAAATATTTTTTGTGCACCAAATGCCATTATTATTTATTTAATAAACCCATAATTTGATCTAATCCAACATTACCATCAGGTAAAGATCCATTAATTGCATCTCCTCCTCTAGGTATAAATGTATTAGCAGTAAGAGCTTCTGTTGTCATTGTTCTACCAGATGCCATATCACCTAAAATATTAGCCATAACTGCTTTTTTAGCATTTGGATCTAATGGTTTAGAACTAATTGGTTTAACTGATTCTGTAACAGTTCCATAACCACCTTGACCTGCTGAGGCTTTAGGTGCTTTAACCGCTTCTAAAAGTATTTCTTTCATTTCTTCAACGAATACTTCACGAACGGCTTCTTTAATGATTTTTTTAAATTCTTCTGATTTCATCGTGTTATAAATATTAAGTTAATAGGCTTTTAAATTATCTCTATCAATAATTAGTTTTAATTCATCAATTAATGTTTGATCATTAGTAGTAAATGATAATTCAGTTTGAATTAATATAATACCATCTTGATTTTTACCAATAGCACGTCTACGAGTTGTAGTAGAAGTGTATGGTACTAATTCAATTTCAATAATAAAATCTCTATATGTTGTTTGATTTTGTGTTGTTGTTGCTTGAGCTTGTACTTTAGCTATATCTTGTGTTTCTTTAGATATAGGAACTAATTCATTTGCTTGATTAGGAGCACATTTTTGTAAGAAAATATCAATAGAATTTAATAATCCTATAGCTATTAATATAAATCCACCAATAATAGATGATACTAATGCTGCTCCTCCAATTATTGATTTATATTTAGCTATTTTAGCATTACCTTCTTCGTCTGTTTGTAGTTTTATTTTAGCTAAATCTAATTGTTGTAATGTACTAGGTAAAGTAGGTATTAATACAGGAAACGCAGCAGCTGCAAAATACGCTGCAATTTTAGCTAAATCAATACCTTTAATAGCTAATTTTAAAAGATCTAAAAATGTAATAGCTACTGCTAATGATATTGTGATAATAGTTAAAGTTTTAACAATTTTATTTAATTGATTAACTATTAAATTTCGTTGTTGTATTATTTTATCTATAGTAGCTTGATCAGCACAGGCTTCAGCTGCTAAATATTTTTGTATATAAGTTTTAATTAAATTGATTAACGCAGGTTCAATAATATTTTTTATTTGATTACCTATTACTAATAATAATAAAGGTAATTTAGAAATACCCATCGCTTTTAAATCAGATGGAGTTGCATTTTCAATTTCAGTAGCATCTACTGTGGTAGTATTAGATTGAGCTAATGCTACTTGTTCATCAAATGCTTGTTGTAATCTAGCCTGTTCTAATTCTTCTGGGTTGATAGTTGCCATTATACAGTTTTAACAGTGTTAGATTTTAATTTTTCAAGATTACCTTTAATCTCATCTAGTTTACTTGATAATAAATTAGCAGGTAAGGATAATGTAATTAATGGTGTTCCTGGAGCTGTAGATACTACATTTTCTAAAGAATTTAAAAATCCTACCATATTATCAAGTATTGATGCTAAAGTAGCGATTGTACTATCACCTAATAAAACAGGTTCTGTTGCGTTTTTAGAACCTAATAATACTTTATTTGACTGAATTATAGTTGTAGGTGTGTCAATATTGACTGATTCTACAGCGTTTAAATTTACTGATTTAATAGAACTTAAAAGTAAATGATCTTGGTTTGTATTTAATATTATACGTCCTGAATTATATATTAATTGAGGGCCATTAAATTTATTTATATCTTGAGGTGGGTTATCAGGATAACTAAAATAACTAATACTAGATGCATTTAATGGTATAGTTTGTGTACTAGTTAAATAAATAGAACTTAAATCATTATTAATATCTTCTGTTATAGGTACCCAACCTTCATTATTTGCTTTTACTGATTGGCCGTTTCTAATAATAGTGATAGGATCTCCAGATGTACTTGGTCCTTGAGACCAATCATTTAAACCTATTGATGGTAATGATTTAGTTTTAATAGTTGAACTAAAACGAATACTATTACCCCATCTTCCTTCTTCTATTACATCACCTTCAAAAGGTAATAAAGGATGAATATTGCCACGTTCTTTAAATGTATCACCTAAATTAAGTTCAGTAGATTGATTAGTTACAGTTCTTAAACTTCCTAACTCAATTTGATCAATTGTTTTTTGTTGTGATGGAGGTGGTATGGTATCAATAGTAGGATAACCATTTTGATGAGGTGTATTCCATATACCTATAGTACTAATATAATATAATTGACCTGATGTAGGATTACTTCCTATACCAGTATCAGGAAATGATATTAAATATACTATCTCATTAATTAATGGATATATTTTAATATTAGATGATATAGGACGAGCAGTAGACCAAGTATTTTTATTTGAAATATTAGGATCTTTAACTACATCAAAAAATATAGTACCTAAACCATTCCATTCACCTACATTTACAAATTGCGGATGTGTTTTATCTAATACTATATCTTTAACACGAACAGCTGTTATTAGATTACCTAAAGAAGTAGCGGTATCAACAGCATAATTTTTATTACCTGTATTAAATCCTTTACTTACTGAACTGTAACCATATGTAACATCAATTGGCATCTTTACTTATTTTATCTATTTCAGCTAATAGTTGTGTTTTTTCTTCATCTGATAAATCAAATCCATTACCTGCTTCAGCTGAATTAGATAAAGCACGTTGAATAATAGTCGCCATTTTAATTAATTGTTCATCATTTTTAACACTTATTTCTAAGTATTCTTTAATTAAAGGTACAATTAATGTAGCATCACCAATATCATTGATTAATGGCTTTAATTCACCAATTAATGTTGATATTTGTTTTTCTTTTTTCTTTTGATTATCGTATATCTCACTTAAGATATCAGAGAATTTCTTGTTTCCAAAAACAACTGATTCTAAATTACTCATGATTTTTATTTATAAATATGATACTTAGAAATTTGTATATCCGTTTTCAATATAAAATAAGTAATGTTCTTTAAATATGTCGCCTAATTTATTAGCTATTTTAGTAATTTTAGGTGTTTTTACATCAATTATTTCACGAATGTATATATAAAGCGCTTTTTTATTAAATATATCTAATACCTCGCGTTTACGGAATAACTCAAGAATTGCGTCAGCTATTTTAGCATCACCATCTTTAGGAAATAACATTTTTAAGTTATTAGAACAATATTCAGTATATAGTGTTAAGAACTCATTTAAGCGCTCATTAGGCGGGATATCATCGATTTCATACGAATGTTTTTCGTCTTGCTCTAAATCCTCAATTGGTGCTTTATCTATACGTTTTTTATAATTTTTAGTATTAGATATAATTAAATATCGTTTTACAATAGTACCAAAGTAAGAATATGCTTTAGCACCTTTACTTTGATCAAATAAATGAATTTTACTTAATAGAAATGTTATAATTTCATGTTGTAAATCTTCAATATTATCTACCTCGGTATAATAAAATTTAAACGTATGTATAATATTCTCCGTTAGCTTAAAAAAAGCATAATGAATTCTTCTATTATAAATCTTATCACGTTCATCAAAGTCTAAAGACTTATTATAAGCAACGATAGCATCTTCTGTGTCTTGAGTAAAATACCTAGTAGAACTTGGGTTCTTAGGTAAATTACTAGCGTTTATTATTGAACTCATTCAGTGTTGCTTGTATATTTTTTACTTCTTTAAAAAAGAATCCTATTTCATCATCTGATTCAAATGAACCTTTATGATCAATTTGTTTTAATTTAGCGTCTGCTTTATTAACAGTATCCATAAATTTAGATATAAATGTATCTTGAGACATAATTATATCTTCTGCTTGTTCATTTTTCATTAGAAGGTTAAAGGTCGTGAATCCTAAGATCACAACCAATACACTTAATATTATTAATATCATTTTTATTCGTCGAAGAAATTAGACATTACATTTTTTAAACCTTCACTTTTAACACTACTTAGTGCTTTAGATTTAACTGGTGTCTTCTTATCTTCTTTTTTTAAATTAAAATTTGCTTTATTTTCTGCTTTAGGACCTAATAATTTAGGTAACCATTCTCTTTCGAATTCAATTCTTGCTGCCATTAAGTCGGCTTGATGAACTATATAAATTAATGAAGTACGAGGTCTAGTTTCTGGCATCCATGACATTAAGTATGGTTTATTAGCTTCATCATATAGACCATCATGTAACTTAATAGTTAACATTTCATTTTTAGTAACTGTAATTCCTAGCTGAGATAATATATATAAACCACGATCAGGTACAGACATAAACTCCAAACGATCATTAAACATATACGGTTCATTTAATTTTTCTCGTCTCCATTGGTCAGTTTGAGGTAAATATGCTTCTTGTTCAAAAGTACCAAATTTACCTAAATCATGATTCAGAGCAGAAAATATTAATTCTTCTGTAGTATAAGTATCAATTACATCCATTTCCCTCCATACACGATCTATTTTTATAGCACCTTGAACTACTCTATTAACATGATCTACATAACCACCAGGAAAACAATTATGATATTGAGGTTTATGAGCAGCCGGCATCATCATAAAACGTTCAGAATATTGTTCATAAAACGCTTTTAATTTAGCACCACGGTCTCCCATAATGTACATATCAATATAACCTAAGAACTCTTCCCAGTTACTTAATATTTGTTCCGGTTGTAACATATTAGTACTTATTGATTTCATTAGGTGTAACAGGTTCCATATTAATATATGATTTCATCTGTTCAATTAAATCTCTACAAGATGTGATCATGTCATCATACTCATCTTTAGTTCCTTGGCGTCTTAATAAGTAAGACATTTTAGTTAAATTAGACTCTAAGTTCTCTAATTTCCTATTAAAAATTTCTCTATTTCTCATATGTTTATTTATAACCACCCATTTTATTCTCTAGGTGCTTTTCTTGTTCTTGTTTCGTTCTTATTCCCTATCTCTCTTAATCCTTAAAACCCGTATTCAAAATATAATGTTATTTACTTGGGGAGCCAAACTTTAGGAGAATTTTGTTTACTTCTGTTTCAATTGATTTTAGATAAGCACAATCTTCATATCTCTCTATTGATTCAAAGTAGTATAAACAACGTTTAACACTAGTCAACAGCATATCGTCAGTTGCTAAGGTAATGTAATATACGTGGGATAAATCGGTAATATCAAGTCTTTTAATATATGAGTATGCTATAGAATAAGTTAAGTATTCAACTGTGTCTTTTACTTTTTCCTTATCTATGTCGTGTTCATCTTCTAGTGAGTCTAAAAGATTTTTCATGAAATATTGATAACCACTATTATAATTGTGTATTAGTTTTTTAAACATACCAATCCAATAAGATGGAGTGTCCCTGAGATCTTTTATAGCCTCCTGAAACTCTCCATCATTAAATGAATTAAATACTTTATCTATGTCCATACTCCTGATATATAATAAAGAGTGGTCATGATGCCAAGCTGTAATTAAATTACTTGTATGGTGTATAAACTGGTTTACCGTTTACTCTAGTACAACGTAATACTTGCTTTCTTTGTTTACCTGTAGATTCCCAGCTAACATGAACCCAATCAGGATTAGCATCAGTTCCGTACTCGTAAATTAATTGATCAAAATTCAAATGATCCTTGATATAATCGAATACCATTTTGTTAGATACACCTGTACCTCTACCATCTTGATCTAAATCAGCTGCTTCACCTGAACAATGTTGTGATGTAGCACTAGAACCTGGTGTAACTTCGTTTAATGCTTTAGAACGGTAACCTGAAGAAACCCAAATTGGTTTTCCAAAATGTTCTCTTACTTTGTCTAATACATTAACTGATAATCCTTTTAAGCACTCTAAATGTGCAGGAGTTGGATCATTTTTAATACCTAAACGTTTTGCTGTTCCCGAAGGAGTTAATTCAGCTAATGTGAAATACTTTGATAATTGCATAAGTTATAATAATAAAATAAATAAAGAAAATATAGTGACAAATCCTATAGTAGTAATGACTACATCTTTTTTAGTAGTAGCCTCATCATCTGTACCTTTAGCAGCTATAACAGAGTTAGGGTCTAGTTCATATCTATTCTCTGACTCATTAAAGTTATAAAGCAAATAGTTCCCATTAGGAATTAAAATAGAACCACGCTTATAAATAGTATCTCTGACTAAGGTAGGCTTAATCTTAGTAATAGAGTCAATCTCTATCTTAAGTTTATCAATCTGAGTCTTGGTATTTTTAAATACGATATTGATATTCTCTGCTTGCTTCTTAGTCATTACAACAACAGTATCCTTACCCTCAATTCGTTGAGTCGGATACGATTGGCTCAAGGCTGAATGGGATAGACTTATCAGGAGAGTTATACTCAACAATAGCCTTAGTTTCTTGTAGTTCATTTTTTAATTGTGTTTTTTCTTCTTGTAATGTTTCTATACTTTCCTTCATCCCATTTACCTTGCTCGAAGACATCTTATCGATTTGCTTTGTAAGCACATTAATCTTCTTTAACCTGTTTTGAGATTTTAACATAAGAGCATCTAACTCTTTTTCTTTAGGATCTACTACTTTTGGTGATTGAGCCAAAACAGCGGTCATTAAAAATATAAATATAATAGCTATTCTCATTTTATTATTTGTAACATTTCAACTTTTGAAATCATATATCCTAAAGTTGAATCGCTTTTTCTAATATGTTCTGTTAACTTATCAACTTTTTGATTTAACATAATTACTTCTGTATTATATTTATCTATTTGCTGAGTATAATTCATCTTACCATCTACATATAAATACCCAATAGCTACTAATACAATAAATAATAAACCTTTTACAGGATCTTTACTAAACTGCTCAAAAGATACAGGCATTGCTGAAGGAACTTTAATTTCTGTTTTTTTAGGTGCTGCCATTATTCTTCTCCTTCTTTTTTCTTACCCCAAATTTTATCTACAGATGCAAGACCTAAACATCCGAATGCAAGTAACGCAACAGCATCAACTAATTCTTTAGAAGGAGCAAAATGAGCCTCTGTAAATGAATTAGAGTACATAGTAATACATAGTGTTATTGCGCATAAGATTCCTACGAATCTCTTAGAAGACGGTGTGCCTTTTTCATCTTTGAAAAGACCACCTAACCAGGTTATAATATTTTTCATTATCGTTTTAATTATTTAAAGATAAATATAACTAATTGACGACAACCTATTTTATGATAAATATGGTACTCGGTAGGGGAATCGAACCCCTGTTTGAAGAATGAAAATCTCCTGTCCTAACCCCTAGACGAACCGAGCGTTCTTAATATATTGGTAGTGGGTTTAATTTATTTACTTGTTAATTTATTTTCTAACAGGTTCACAACCATTTTTAATTGTGTCTGTTAATTTAGTTTCCAATTTATCTAATCGAGAGTCTAATTGGGAAAAAACTTCTCTTTCTGTGTTATCAATTCTACGATGTAATTGATCATTTACCTGATGTATACTATCGTGAATATCTTTTATTCTCATATCAAACCCAACAGTAAAGTTTTGTCTGTATTCGTTAAATTGTTTTTCAACACTTCTAACCTTAAAAAATCCTATAACAGCAACTACCGCAATTGCGATAACCACTACTGAGGACATTCCTAAAATAAATGATAATGTTTCCATTTGTTTGTCTCCTTATGATTTTAATACTACCAATATATCAAAGAACAGTTACCCCTCAAGGACTCGAACCTCGATTAATTGGACCAAAACCAATTGTCCTGCCATTAGACGAAAGGGTAAGAAGCGGAAGATGTAGGATTCGAACCTACGGTACCTTACAGTACAACAGTTTTCAAGACTGCCGCAATCGACCACTCTGCCAACCTTCCTCCAAGAAAGACCTGTAAGCAGATCTTACGGTATGCTTACAAGTACATTTAGTAGCGGAAATAGGACTCGAACCTATGACCTCTAGGTTATGAGCCTAGCGAGCTACCACTGCTCTATTCCGCAATATGTAGTTAGGACAGGATTTGAACCTGTATGATGTATTTCTCTTACATCTCGGAATTAATGGCCTTATGGAATTAATAATTCCGTTAACTTACCTGTTGCGTCTACTATTCCGCCACCTAACTATTTTCTCCTTAGTTCACTCCTGTTCTATGAACATACCGTGACGGGTTGTTTATTCATATATTTCTACCTAAGGAGCAATTGGTTTTGCGCTCGATTTATATGAATCCGGGAGCTTTCTGCAAGAATCGAACTTGCGACCTACTGATTACAAGTCAGTTGCTCTACCAGCTGAGCTAAGAAAGCGTAACTAATTACTTAGTTACTGTATCAACAGATACTGAATCTACTACTACTGTTGAATCAACAGCAGTTGAATCTGTAGTTGTAGTTTCTTTTGTTGAGTTAAATTGACATGAAGTCAAAACGATTGCAGCTAAAGCCGCGATTGCAATTAGATTTTTCATCTTCTTTTTTTTATTGGTTTTTATTTGTTTAATTTATCGTATTATAAATATACTAACTCCTATATGCAGAGCCAAGTTTCCTTATAGTTTCTTTTGCTTCATTTAAAGATATTTCAAAAAATTCTTTATTTGATGAATATCTAAACGAGTCTAATGCTCTGTGAATTTCTACTTCTAACCTATCAGAATCAAAACAGTCAAACGCCCATTCAACTTCAAATGGAATTGGTACACCAGTTGATCGTGAAATTTCTTTAGCCCGCTCATCAGGATGTTTTGTTGTGTGACCAATTTTATAAAGACCAGGTATTGTTTTATTAGATAAAATATAAATCCAACTATTATGTTTACCTTGTCTCCAAGTTTGAGTATTTCGATTAGTATAATAATTTATTTCATCCCAACCATTACCTAAAGGAACCATAGTATAAAAATAAGCATTTTCTAACTCATCAGAGTTTTCCATACTAACCGGAATAAAGGCTTGTGCTTCTTCAACAGTTAATTTTTTTAATACTTGTTTATTGGTTTTATAACTTCCCATAGTTCTCGCGCGCTAATTTTGTGTATACCTATCTACTAATATACATATATACGAACTCGCCATTAATTAACGAATTCGTTTGCTAATTGATATAACTTATTGTTTAACTCCATGTCCTTATTGAAGTTCTTAATTTTACGTGCCTTACGATTTTTAGAACCGTAAGCGTAATTAAATAACCCATGTGTTAACTTTTCCTGAACTGTATTAAACACTGACCACATGTCATTACCCTTATCTTCCTCACGTGATGGAGTTAATAAGTCATTTAAATCGATGGTGATATGCTCTAATTCACTATCAGTAAATCTGGAATTCAATGCGCGTTTAGCAAAATCAAGCATTTGGTTTGAATTCAAAACCGTGGTTTTAAAGCGGTTCATTGATTCAACAGTTAACGGTAACTTTTCTACCATTGTATTAATGGTTTTTTCTAGTTCCTCAAAATCATATCCGTAGTGTCTAATTTTTAGGTTCTCGAATTCTTGATTACAAACCACTAAACCATTTTCACAAATCATTCTAAATAAACCGGCTGTGAATGTAAATGCATTTTTACCGTCGTGTGAATTGGTAAGTAATATTTGAGGAAAAACTGTGTCACCGTCTGCTCCATCAATTACAATTTCTGGATTTCTAAACACAACTAAGTGTTTTTGATATCCTACACTCTTACGCGCCTTAACTTGTTTTGCATCAACCACACCCCATCCTAATAACTCCATATCGTCAATAATTTTTTCGGTTGAGATGTGAGCGTACTTATCTGAAGTACTAGGTGAACCGGTAGTTGTGAAAATTGAATTTGCTCTTGTTTTGATTTCCGACTTATCGATGAAATCCATGTTTTTAATGTCTAACATAACCTTTATTTTTTAACTTGTTTAACTTATATCTTTTTTAACATCTTAAATATAACATCCTTATCCTGGTGAGCCAAACTTAAGGTATATAGGTATATATTTGCATCGATGTGAAAAATTATACTTCTAAGTTATTTCCGGCCTTTAGCCGGTTATACCAAAGGAGCTATATGGAATTGCGCATTATGCATTTTACAATTGTTCGTCGTTTATAGGCGGGATATGGGCGGAATATAGCGGTGTTAATGCGTGTTAGTGGTATGGTAGGTAGTGGTTGTATATCAATATATACGCTCCGCGCGCAGTATACGTTTACTTGCTGTTTTTACATCACCTTCTTTCTTCCATACCACGTACACATCGATGGATAACAACGCACGCATTTCCACCGCACTACCTCCGTACATATACCGTATATATACCGCAAACAGATAGGGGATGTAACCCACACAAAACAAGAAAAGGGGGATCGAGATTATCGACCCACCCATAAGATATGATATAAAATACTATTTAACTCGTTTATATTGTTTATAACGGTCAATTAATTCTGTTCCAACAACCAATACTACCATAGTAAGTATTAACGTGATGCTAAAGTCGATTCCGATGTCTGACATGTTATTGCGGTTTTAGTGTTTAATTTTATTATTAATTGAGGCTAAATATAGTATTGCTACTATTAATAAAAATGCTACCATGTTGTTTACTGTTGTTCGTTTATAAACTCAATTATTGTATTAATGGTACCTTTCAAGTAACCAAATTTAAATGCATCTGAATTATTATTATCTACTATTACATCAGATTCTAATACTGCTGTTAATGTGTTTTTAATAATGTCTAATTTTTCTTTATCCGTTGCCATATCTTATTTTTCTTTATATCTAAATATAATAAACTATTATTGGTGAGCCAAACAAATTACCATATACGTTTTTCCATTAAATTACCTCCCCAGTCACCGCCCTTACATGCTTGTTTAGGTTTATGACGTTTATAATAACGACGTGATGAACATGATTGTGTTAACATTAATAATCCAATTAGTAATGCTAATAGTGTGATTGTTTTTTTCATGGTTAACCAATTACACTTTCTAGTTCCATCACTAACCTTGATTTAAAGTCATCATCAAGTGGTTGATCAAAACTTTCTATTACAATATACTTAAATGTGTTTTTACTTAACTGTTCTTTAACCACTGTGTAATTATACCTTTCATAATACACCTCAAACGTTGTGGTTGTTCTTGTTTCTAATTTTATTATATTCATATCTTATTTATTTAATTTGTCTACTCCATACTTACTAATAAACTCTTGTATCGGTATTAACTCGATTTCATTATCATCGATTCATAACACTTCTACTAACTCGTTACCTGGTATATCTAAAATGTTTAATATTTTCATATCTGTTTCTTATTATACCTAAATATAACATCAATTATTAGCGAGGCCAAATCAGGCCTCACTAAATTCAAACGAACCATTCATCACATATGCTTTACTTGCCCATGACTTAGCATTTACTTTATTGTATTGTTCTTGAGAATATAAAGCTGTATTATATAGACTCTGATTAATATCACCTATCTCTAACTCACGTAATAAATCTTCCTCAATCCATACTTTTTTACCTACACGAGCGTAAACCATAAAATCATACCCACCTAACTTATCATTTTCTTTTATAAAAGCAATCGAATGTACATGTTTAATTTTATAACTACGAAACACATCAATCGCACTTTTAGCCTGTTTAACACTTGTAACCATAAACCCAGCTTTACATTTTGTTATAACTCTGTACTTACCTTCACCACACATACTATCACCACTATAGTTTGTGATGATTAAATCTTTGTTTTTTTGAGCAATAATAATTTCTTTTTTCATATCTTTATTTTCTTATTATATCTAAATATAACATCAATTGACCCGGAAGCCAAATTTTTTATTTATTAATTATGATTTGAGTCATGTTTTTAATAAATGTTAATTGATATTGAATTAATTCAGGTTGTGTTGAATTAAATTGAATATTTTGAGATTGTAAAAAATTAATTAATGATTCAGAAATTGTGTTTGGTAATTGAATTTTAATTGATTTTGGATTATTAAAATAAATAAACTGTTTAGGAAAATTTAATTTTAAAAATTGTTTGATGATAGTGTTTGTGTTTGTCATATCTTTTTTCTTTATAATTAAATATAACATCAATTGATCGGGAGGCCAAACAAGAGGTTAGCCCTGGGCGGATATGAAACGCGCCAGGACCAATTACCTCAGATATTAAGAAAAAATAATGTTTTGATACTCCGGGTTGGTTATTTCTAATTCCAACTCCTCATCTGATCCATCAGAATCAATTTCAATTGTGCCGTAATATATTTGTGTGCCTGTTAATTGAAAACTCATTCTCATTCCAGCCTCACCGTTTCTATTCTTAGTAAATGTTAAATATGTACCACCACCATTTCTATCCGACTCACGTCTCATTTCTAACATTGCGTCTGTTAAGTGTTTCAGCTTATTCGAACCCACAAACACACCCGCTTTAGTAACTTGTTGAATCAGTAGAAACGATGTGTACTTATTTCCTTTGTTATCACCTTTATTATTGTTAACACAAACATCTACTAACCATGACTCGGCAATTTTTCTATCCCAATTGTTATCATCTCTAACCCCATCAATAATTTCAGCGATAGAATCAATTAAAACTAAATCATATCCAATGTTAAGCGCCTGTTCAATTACATCCTTAGTGTTGTGATTCATATAGTCACTCATAAATAAAGTGTCTACAATACCAAACTGTGGAAACCGTTGTGTGTATTTAAACATTTGCTTACGGCCCATTTCACCTGATATAAATAAGCATTTACGGCTTTTATTCTGTACCGCGGCTAATAGATCTAATAACAATGTTGTTTTACCTACACCCGGATCACCTATAATCATCATATTTGAAGCGCTCGGTACTCCACCCTCATAACTTACAAAGTGATCTAATGCTAGACCTGACTTCATTGTCTCCATCATTTTAGGATCGACATTTAAGTTGTTTAACTTAGTTATAGCTGAGAAATCAATTAACGATGGCGTGTATGTGACATTTTGTGCTACCTTCTTTTTAGACGGTCTACCGCGTCTTTTAGTTTGTGTTTGGTTCATATCTTTTTCTTTAATTTCTTAATACTTAAATATAACATCCTTACCCCGGAGGGCCAAACCTGTTTAACCTTCCATCAAATCTTCTTTTTTATCAATCCAATATTGATGTTCCATTAACTCACTATACTCTTCACTACACTTTACACAACCCGCCACTTTAATTCCATTAAACTTGGCATGGTTAGTTGCAAGCGCTGGTGTACCACATAAGTTACCTTGACCTGATTTGTAAATGTGTGATGTGTTTTCCCACACATTACCTTTGTTACCATAAATGAAGTAACCTGATTTTAATTCTGTTTCGTGTATCATATCTTTATTTTTTCTTATACCTAAATATAACATCAATTATTAGCGAGGCCAAACAAATTTAACCTTGATAATTACTAAGTCGTTGATTATCCAATTCGATTTTTTCATTTAATAAATCGATTGTATCTGATTGTGGATTATTCATCACCAATTGGCGTAACATTTGGTTAGTCATTCCAATCTTTTCTAAAATATATTCAGTTGTTTCGCCATCAATATCGATATCTTTACATAGATTGATTATATTTAATACTTTTTCGTCTCTTTTTATCATATTTTTCTTATTTAACTAAATATAACATCAATTAATTGGGATTCCAAACAAATTAATCAATTTCTACTAAATCAATATAAAACCAAGTATCTTCTTTACCATGGTCCATTACTTTAACACTTGGTAAACCACCATCATATCCTTCTTCAATATACTCAATTATATTGACATTATCAATATGAACTAATTCTTCAAATGATCCTTCAAAATCTGAAACTGCAAATACTGTACTTCCCATATCTTTTTTTTTTAAATGTTTAACTTATTTTCTTTATACCTAAATATAACATCTTATTTTACCGAGGCCAAATATTCTTTAACCTTAACCAATACAAATTTATTAATATCATCTTTATCAAATCCTTCTTTACTCAACTCTTCACATATAGAGTTAATAACAGTTTCTAAAATTTCATGGTCTTGATTTAATATTAAATCATCCATAAATTGTTTTCTTATATTCATATCTTATTTAATTATTATATAAAACTATACAATTCTCTTTTTCTTTAATCCTATGATTTATCCACTCTTTAGTATCACCTATAAGCATTACTTCTTTTGTTTTATCTTCAATTTTAGATAATTTTTCAATTAATTCTTCTACTGTCATATCTTTTTTCTTTATATCTAAATATAACATCAATTCATGGCGAGGCCAAACTTATTTTAACCTATGACTATTATTATCTATATATTTTTTTACTCTATTTATAGAACTATTAATTAAATGTCCTTGATTAGAACCTGCAATTCTTTTTAAGAATACTCCATTAATATCTCTTATTTCTGACCATAAATCAAAATTTAGATACTTATTAATTAAATTATTACTTAAATCAAATGTTTTTCCTTCATTATAAAGTAAATATCCTTTAGTTTGAATATTAAATCCTTTATAAGTCTCATTATTTAATTCTAAACAATAAGCATCACAAATATTTTTATGATTTTCTTTAGAGATAATTTTATACGATTGATTTGTCATATCTTTTTTTTCTTTATATTTAAATATAATAAAGATTGGCCCGAAGGCCAAACTTATTTAACTCCAAACCTCATCAAAATCATCTTCTAACTCACCTAAATTATTAAACTCATAATCTTCAATCATTTCCTTACACAATTCTAATAAATTCTTCTTAGCCATTTTTTCATCAAATGACATATCTTTGTCATTTAAATTATTAGAACAATCAATTAAATCTAAGTAAGTATTTCTGAACCTACAATAACTCATATTTGCCATATCTTTTGTTTTTAAAGTGTTTAACTTATTTTCTTAATAACTAAATATAATAAAGAATAATAAGAGAGCCAAACATATTTAACCCTCCCTTAATACAAGTTATAGGGCAACTAAATTAGATTCTTTAATCTGATAAGTCATTACCATATTACCTCTGTAATTATGATGTGTTACTATATAAACAATTTCACCATTTCTAATTTGGATATTTTCAGGTTTATTCATCCAACAATCACAAATTTTACCAATAAATCTTTTACCCCAACCCTTATTTGTAGGTTTAACCATATCACCGATCTTAAACTTCATTTCTTTTTTCATATCTTTTTTCTTTATAATTAAATATAATAAAGAATGGCCCGAAGGCCAAACATTTATACTAAATTAATTTCCATTTCCCCCAACATCCTTATAAACTCACTTATTAAAATATCATCCTCCTTACTTAAATCCTCATTATAAACATCCTTACCCACAATATCACTTAACACATCCAACCACTCCTCACTCCCATACTCAATTTCCTTATTATCTAAACCATCCATCTTCTCAAAATACTCATCATCAATTCCATTATTAAATAAAATCTCCAATACATTCTCATGTGTAAATTTTTTCATATCTTTTTTTTTAAATGTTTAACTTATTTTCTTTATAATTAAATATAATAAAAATTAATGGGAGGGTCAAACATATTTAACCCTCCCTTAATAATTAACTTTTAAACTTATTTATTAAATTATCTATTAAACTATCAACATTATTATCTTTTAAAGAATTAATAACAATTTCATCCATAATTTTAACCCTTACACTCCATTCTACAAAATTACTTTCATTAAATCTAACAAACTTATTATCACAAAACCATTCATTAACATCTACACCTTTCCATCCTTTTACTTTTATCTCCTTCCTAATCTTTTCTTTTTTTTCCTTAAACTTATCTTCCCAAATTTTCCTTTCATTATTCAATTCCTCTAACTCTTTATTCCACTCATCAACAAATTCAATACACTCTTTTTCAAATTTTTCACTTTCAATTTTTTCCAATTTACTCACTACTACATTTACTAAACTTTCAACTTCAAATTTACTTAATCTTTTCATATCTTTTTCTTTTTTTTTAAATTGTTTAACTTATTTATTTTCTTAACATTTTAAATATAATAAAAATTATTTAACTTTCCAAACCTTTTTAATCATTTAAATAAACAACTAATCTATCAAAATTATTAAAATAATTTCTTACATCATAACCTTTATCTTTTAAAATATTATACACTTTCTCTCTATCCTCATCATTTAACCAACTAAATTTTAATCTTCTTTTACCACTTCTATACTTATCATTATACCAAGAAAATTTATCACCAATAATTTCCTTTACATCACTTCTTAAAATTTCATAATTTTTCATATCTTTTTCTTTTTAAATTGTTTAACTTATTTTTTCTTATTACTTAAATATAATAAAAATTATTTAAAAAGCCAAATGGGGGTTAAAACATACCCCCATTAATTATTACTATTTTACTTGATTCTTTTAACATATCTATATCAGGATCTCCATCTTCATCTAATTCAAAATCCTCATCATTATACTCTTCAAAATCTTTTTCACCTAATTCTACACCTA